GTCATTACCTGCGGGACCTTGAGCACCGTCAGCACCGTCATTACCCGCAGGACCTTGAATACCCTGAGGACCTTGAGCACCGTCAGCACCATCAGCACCCTCAGCACCGTCATTACCTGCAGGACCTTGAATACCTTGTGGACCTTGAGCACCGTCAGCACCGTCAGCTCCAGCAGGACCTTGAGGACCTACTGCACCGTCAGCACCGTCATTACCTGCGGGACCTTGAGCACCGTCAGCACCGTCATTACCCGCAGGACCTTGAATACCCTGAGGACCTTGAGCACCGTCAGCACCATCAGCACCGTCATTACCTGCAGGACCTTGAATACCTTGTGGGCCTTGAGCACCGTCAGCACCGTCAGCTCCAGCAGGGCCTTGTGGACCTTGAGGACCTACTGCACCGTCAGCACCGTCAGCCCCTGCAGCTCCTGCGGGTCCTTGAATACCTTGAGGACCTACTGCACCGTCAGCACCGTCAGCTCCAGCAGGACCTTGTGGTCCTTGTGGACCTACTGCTCCGTCAGCGCCGTCAGCGCCGTCAGCACCGTCAGCGCCAGCTGGCCCCTGATCTCCCGTATCCCCCTTAACACCCACGAACTGGCCCATGTCAGCCCAGTCGGTACCATCCCACATCAACAGATTGCTAGATAAATCTGTACCATTCTGCACGTCGGGCGATAAAATATCGTTGCCGGAAGTACCGAGAGAGCCGTTAACCCCCGACCTAGAGTCAGTAGTTACAACGAAGAAGTAAACATCAGTAGATGTGGCTCCGCTATTGGCCTCAATGTCGCTAGCTACCGCGTTAGTAAGCTCGCCGCTAGCATCAACGCTAAATCCCTCGCCTCGAGGTCCCTGAGGACCTTGAGCACCATCAGCGCCGTCAGCGCCGTCAGCTCCTGCAGGACCTTGTGGACCTACTGCACCATCAGCCCCGTCAGCCCCAGCAGGACCTTGTGGACCTACTGCACCATCAGCACCGTCAGCACCGTCATTACCTGCGGGACCTTGAGCACCGTCAGCACCGTCATTACCTGCGAGACCTTGAATACCCTGTGGGCCTTGTGGTCCAACTGCGCCGTCAGCACCGTCAGCTCCTGCGGGACCTTGTGGACCTTGAGGACCTACTACACCGTCAGCACCGTCAGCTCCTGCAGGACCTTGTGGGCCTTGTGGCCCAACTGCGCCGTCAGCACCGTCAGCTCCGGCAGGACCTTGTGGACCTTGTGGCCCTACTGCACCGTCAGCGCCGTCAGCACCGTCAGCTCCTGCAGGACCTTGTGGGCCTTGTGGCCCAACTGCACCGTCAGCACCGTCAGCTCCGGCAGGACCTTGTGGACCTTGTGGCCCTACTGCACCGTCAGCGCCGTCAGCACCGTCAGCTCCTGCAGGACCTTGTGGACCTTGAGGACCTACTGCACCGTCAGCCCCTGCGGGGCCTTGTGGGCCTACGTCACCTTGTGGGCCCTGAGGACCAGCTGCACCATCAGCACCCGCAGGGCCCTGCGGTCCCTGGGCCCCGTCGGCGCCTGCGGGACCTTGTGGCCCAACTGCACCGTCAGCGCCGTCAGCACCTGCGGGACCTTGTGGGCCTAGGTCCCCCTGTGGTCCTTGTGCGCCGTCAGCACCAGCAGGACCTTGCGGACCTACATCGCCTTGTGCACCTTGTGCACCGTCAGCCCCTGCTGGCCCAACAACTGCACCTAGGTTCTGAATAGAGTTGTCGCTAAACGTAATAACTAGTTCACCGTTAATTATGGCGCTATTGGTGATACCCTTACCGAGTTGAACGGGAGAAGGATTAGCGGTGTCCGGCGTGAAAACTATTTGATTAGTGTCTACGTCTATACTAAGAGTAGAGTCGCCTAGGTACAGAGTACCTTGACTAAGGTATAGATCCCGCCATTTATTTTGGGCAGTACCTAGGTCCCTAGTCTCATTGACATCGGGTATCATATTGCTAGCTATAGAGGTAAAATCTACCCCGCCATTACCTAGCTGGCCCTGTAGCTTAGTAACCGCGTCTACTAGGTCCGTATATCCTGCCGGTAAATCTGCCGCCCCCACCTTAGTGGCTAGCTGCTTAAAGTTACCAAAGGCGGCTACTATATTAGCTACAGTCTCGTTGTCGGCGTCAGTACCGGCTAACAAATTTATAGCTACTTGAAGTAGCTCTATATCTGCCGAGGTAGCCCCGACTACGTCGTCCTGCCCTTCGCGGCTAATAACTAGATCCCCTCCAGCATTTACACTAAGCTGTACGGAATCCTCCTGTGCCGCTGTGGCATCCTTCACTAGTTTTATTACAGGGGAACTAACGATATGGGCAGCTACTCCTGCCCAGCGTAGGCTATGCCTACCCAGGTTACCGTCATTGTCTATCTGAGGTACTATATTTGGTGTAGCCATTAGCTAGAACTCCTAGGTGTGATATCCAAACCATTTCTAACCCAGTAGGTATCTGGGTAAACTTTTTGAGGCTGAGGCTGGATATCTAAATTAGATACCCGTAGCTGTGCACGACTGGCTTCCTCTTGCAGGACAACCTGTGCGTCATTCTCAGCACCAGGGGCATACTTCCACTCTATTAGAGGGGGAGTATCTAGGTTATTAAGATTAAATCTACTAACCCAGCTTCCCGATCGGCCAGCAATAGTAGAAGAAACTGTGAGGTCACCATTAGAGTTAGGCACCCACATAGACTCTTCAGGAAAAGAAACAGTAGCTACATTAGCTATCGCCAGATCTTCTTGATTTACTAAGCCTACTTCTATAGGTACAACTCTAATATTGGCCATTGTGACCTCGCTTCTAGGTACTTGGGTGGGTTTATTTAGCTGTCAGACTTCTTGCGGCGAGTCTTACGCTTAGGCTTTTCTTCCTTAGCTGGCTCATCTTCTAGGCCTAGCATCTCGGCTACAGTGTCCATAGCCGCCCCAGCAGCATCTTCTGCGGCGTCAATTGCTGAGTCAACAGCACTCTCGACTGCGTCCTCTACCGCGTCTAGGATCTTGTCACTTGCTTCTTCTAGCGCAGGGTTGTCGATCATGGCGTCAACGGCATCGCGGGCAGAGTGAATAAGGCTATCAGTTTTTGCCTCTACCTGGTTAGCCATACTGCTAACTTGCATACGTCCCGAGCTAATAAGCTTTCTAAGCGACTTGTGCATAAGCATAGTAACCGGTACTACCATACTTGCACCTCGCTTTAGGCGCTTTCCCCCAGGAAGCTTAATTGTACCTGATCGTCTATTATTAATCTTTACTTTTTGCATTGTGTTTCTCCAAAAAAAAACCCCGCATACCTACTAAGAAGTATACGAGGCCTTATTGTTGGGCCCAAGGACCCTGTAGCTTTAAAAGCTTTTGACTACCTTATTAGGCACCAATGCTCTTGAAGCCGCTGAGCTTGATCACACCCTTAGTGTTACCGATACCGATACCAGGTGAAGAGTAAGACCAGAACTCGATCATGTCCGCCTCTTGCTTAATGAACAAGGTAGCGTCCTGTAGCAGGAAGAAGTTACCGAGGTAGTTCTCAGGAGCGAACAGGTAAATAGTGTTGTCATCAATAACATCATTCTTGATAGTAGTGATAACTGGAACACCAAATAGCTTGTCCTCACCCTCAAGCCCCTTGTCATAGTGACGAGAGACAATGTCGTTACCTACGTCGGTATAGTCAAACTTAAGAGCTTCCATAAAGGTAGCCTTAGTCATGAGCATCTTACCGATAGGAAGCTTCTTAGAGGTCATCGCCTGGAACATCTGAGCGATAAGCTCCTTGCTAAGAGGTGCTTGGTCAGAGTCGTTATCAGCCGCCTGAGCAACAAAGTTGTTACTCTCTAGTAGCTGAGTGCCAGTGAACTGAGGAAACACATCGGCATTAGCATTCTTACCAAGATAAGAAAGCCCATCCTTGCTAAAGCCTGCAGCACCTTGGTTACCTACATCAGCAGGACCAGAATCACTAAGGGCAGCCTCAATGGTCTCGATGAACTTCTTGTCCTCTATGTCAGCCATGTCCTTAACTGAGTTGTCAGTAAGGATCTTACGGATGTCGTTCTGGTAGGTAAGAAGCTCAAACTTTGACTTCATGAAGTGCTGTGACTCGATCTTACCGAAGAAGACTGAGTAACGAGGACCGCGGAAGAAAGTACGCTGACCAGCACCCTTGAAGGTTACGAAAGTAGCCGTTGAATCGGGCTCCTTCTCGATGATCTTCTTAGGCTGATCGGTGTGCTCGTCGCGGTCGATCTCATCGGGGCTAAGCTCAATAGGAACTAGGATCTCACGCGCAAAGCTTTCCTGGCGGAGCTTGCTACGGATAAAGCGGCTACCCTCATCAGCAGCCTCCTTAACACGACCTTCATCTAGCTTACGAACAAATGACTGATTAATAAACTGCGCGCTAAGGCGCTCACGCTCTGTATTCATGGGTTACTCCTTAGTGCGCTTAATTAAATTACTAAAAGATCGAGGGTGTTAGCATTGCTATCAACAGCTAGCACCTGGCCAACTACGCTTTGGCGTGGATTGACCTCATTACCTGCTAAAGCAGTTACTACGCCACCGGCAACCTTAACTTCTTGCATAGGGGCAAAGGTAGAAGCAGCCGCTGCTAGGATGTCATACTCGGTACCGTCCGCAGTAACGCCTTTCTGAGGAAGGCGGACTACATAGCCACCGCCCAAAAGGCAAGTAACTCTATTAGCAAAGCGTGATGAGTAGTCATCTTTACCTTCAATAATCATGTAGCACTTGGCAGCGGCGCTATCACTAGTAGTGTCCGCTAGTGCTACTGCAGTATGCATAGATCCGTCCTTGTTCTGGACGTCTAGAGAAACCCACTGACCCATGTAGTGAGAGTGAACGGCGCTACCAATAACAAAATCCTCTTGGACTGCTGAAGAGTTAGGCCAGCCCCGTAGGATATCAAACTTTGAATTTAAAGCTACCATGCTTTATCTCCTTGTGTATTTAGTATTTTGTTTAACTTAAGATCCAGTTTGCGAAGTCACGCTCGGCACGGTCAGCTCCAGCAGAGCCTCCCACTAGGCCGGCAGTCTTGGTGCTACCTGAGCTACCCATAGGGTTAGCCTCGCTTTTTGCTAGGCCACTCAGCATACCAAGTACAGAGTCATCGACTCCCGCTAGCTTTGTGCTCACATCATCTGGATCATCACCAGTGATAAAGCTTAGCTTTTCGACTAGGGGGTCAAGTGTTTGCTTACGGTGTGCTTGCTTAATAGTAGTGAGTTCAGTCTCCAGCTGAGACTTCTCATCTGCTATAGCATCTAGCACGTCAGCAACTTTAATCAAGAAATCACTGCTCATATTAGTTAATCCTCAAGCTTACGTCTAAGTAATTCTAACCCGGTAGCCGCAACTACCAAGTTAGCTACTTTTTCACGCTTAGTTTGCTGATGATACTGAGCATATTTTCTAAGCTGCTCTGCTAGCACTTTTACTTTATCAGTATTCATTTAGCCCCCCCCAATGAAATCTAGTATATCTTGGTAAGTGGGCTCTAATGACTCTTGCCTAAGTAAACTAGCGAGCTTTGTTAGGGACTTAGCTACGTCGCCATCTAGCTCATCAATGCGCTGCTCTAAACTAGCTTGTTTAGTCATAACAGGCTGAGGCTTAGAAGCCTCGTCTACTATACGAGCAAGAGTCTTCTCGAACTTAGATGAAGCCATAACTACTTCTCCTTAATCTAGGGACTCTAGTTGTAGGTCTTTAATGTCGGAGGCATCGAAGCCAGAAGTACTAGGGAAAAAGCTAGCTGGATCACTGACTGCTTGAACTAGCTTTGGAGCTAAGAAGCCCGCAGCCGCTCCAGCTAGGGCATAGTTCTTGTGCTTTTTCTTCTCGTCTTCTCGCGCCATCTGACTACCGACAAGGTATGCGGGTAATCCACCCACAGCTGCCCACAACAGATTTTCTTGTAAACCCGCCTGCTTGGTACAGAAGCTATAGGTAGCTTCAATACTCTCTGGTGAGCTTTGATTAGCCACCTTAGTTAGTAGGGCTCGGTACTGTTGGGATGCAGACATCTTATTATCCCTTAAGCTAGGCTTCCAAGGATATTAATAGCATGCTGGTAACCAGTGTTGGCGCGATCCTCAGCAGCAGTCTTGATCATCTGCTTACCCTCAGCATACCCAGCTCTGATTGCCTCTGAAGCAATCTTAGTGGCCTCGTTGTGCTCTGCCTGAAGTGCCTCGGAAGCAACCTTAGTGGTCTCATCGTAGCTATGAGCATAGGCTTGCTGTGCTAGCTTCTCTAGCTCCCCGCGCGTCTCACGGTAACCTAACTCCATAGCTTGCTTCATAAGCACCTCGTCTACGTCACCTCCGCCAAAGCTAGCGACCTTGACGCCAGTACTCTCGTGCTCACCCATACGAGCAATAAACCCATCACAGACTGCTGCGCCGTACATCTCAGCCTCTTTGACGAGGGCTAGCTGCTCAGCATCGGCAAGCTTCTGAGCAATCTTAACTAGGTCCTGAGAGGGAGTATCTACTGTAGTATTATATGAGGCTGTCTTATCCATAGAGAGTGCCGCGTCGAGGGCTGACTCTAGGCGATGACTGTGGCTTTGGCTAACCACAGAAGCGGTCTTAACCTGCTCAGTAGCAGGATTCTCTGACAATGCATCTAGAATTGATGATAGTTCCATTTTCTAATCTCCATTAAGGTATACTTTGTTTGTTAAATCTTAGAGGCTGGTGCTCTTGTCAGCAATAAAATTGGTGGTTCAGGCCAAGTATTGTTTGCACAGACCAGGGATCGGCTTTAACCCGTCTAGCCCCGTCGGTGTTCTCAGATACTAGAGAAGCTAGCTTAGTATAGCTAGGTTCATCCTGAGATTCTAGCAAGCCCGCTATATGTATACTATAGGCAAAGCAGGCTACCTTTGTGGCTAAGGGTATCTCGAAGTCTAGCCTAGGCAAGCTTAGACTGCTCTCTACGCTAGCCACTTTAAACATGTCTTTCTGGCCCTGGTATAGCCAAGACTCGCTTATGCTTCTGTGGGGTATATACTTGGCCATCTTATCCTGTATCTCAGGATCAGGCTCTTCAGCTCCCGTAGGCGCAACCTTGTCATAGATAAGCTCACCTGCCATGTCGGGCTGCTTAGCTAACAAGCTAAATATATCTCCCTGTAATGAAACCAGTTTCTCTGCTAAACCTTCGGGGGCCTTTGCGTCAGTAAGCTTTATGTACACTAAGTCAAGAAACTCTGGTGTAGCTAGAAACAAGCCCATACTAGACAGAGAACTCAGAACCTTAGGAAGGCTGTGCCTACTTAAGTCTAGCTTATCTTCGTCAGATATTTCTTTAAACGAGTCTTTAAGCTTAGGTACAACAGTCTTAAGCCACTGCTTGTTTAGTGAGTTATCTGAAGAATTCATATTAGAAGAGTCCGCCTTGTAGCCAATTCCGGTTACCATCTTCTCTATCTCGGCAGCCTTGTTGAGGTACTTAGCTAAAGTTATGCGTGCAGCATTTTTCTCGGCTAACCAAGCTGAGCTAGCGCCGGTATCTCGTACACCGGCCACTTTCTTTAACATGTACCCAGTCTTGTCAGCCGGCCGCCATACAACAGATATATCAAAGAACTTGGGGTCTGGGTTATCAGCACAGACAATCCTGCCGTCTGGGTAGATCTTATTAAGCTCATTTCTAAGATGACTGCAGTATTGTGCTCGAGTAGGTGCCTTGTTACCGCAGATACTACAAACGTCAAACTTAATCTTACAACCCATGGATACAGCTACAGATTGACCGGAGTTAACCTTGTCTACTATGTCAGGTGCTTTACGATTATCTATCTCTAAAACCAGCTCTACCCGGTGCATGTCATCATTATAGAAAGCTTTAACTACATTTCCGTAAGACTTAGCGGGATCTTTATTTACGTGTGACTTATAAACGTGCGCCCCAGTCTCGAAGGTCTTATAAGTTTTTTTCAACTCAGACTCTCTGAATGCATCCCCGTTCCGGTTAGGTCCGTAAAACTCACTAGCCCCCATAGCTAAAACTAAAATATAGGTTTTACCTGGAGTGGACTGAATTTGCCTCGACCACTCCTCAGCTTCTGACGCTATTTTAGTATTAAAGTCTAGTAGCTGTACAGTAGGCTCGAAACCGTTACTGCCCTTAAAATGCTCGTCTAGCTCTAGTATCTTGTCAAATGCCATAAAGGCCTCCCCAGGTCTATAGCAGAATGTCTACTAACAATGAAGCTATGTGGTCGGTGCTTATAGAGGAGACCTTTGACAACTCTTCTACCAGATCTACATCGGAGCTATTAGCTACCGCGGAGTCTACTACCTGCTTAGCATTTAGAGCTGTCTCTAACTCTTTAACCTCTTCGCTAACTGGCGTGGCTGGGCTAGATGAGGACATATTTCTAGCGGCTAGTATGGCGCCTACGGTAGCAGCTGCTAAACCCGGGATGGCTAGCATCTTAGAATCTACGTTATCGCTAGCTCTATTTATAGTATAGTTGGCTGCTAGAGCAGGTACTGCCGCTATCGCGGCGCCGGTTGCCAGAGCCTTAGGAAGGGACATAGCCTTTTTTACCTCCCCGGTCTCTTCTTTACCTTTTTCCCGTTTAGCCTTGTCCATAGCATGGGAGGCCCGGATAGACTGCATAACGGCACTGCCAAGCTTTATCGCCTCATCTACCAGCTTTTGATTTAGGCTGTCTAGATTATAAATATGGGCGCGCTTCTCAAAGTAAGTATTAGCAGAGCCCACGCTAATAGAAGCGTACTTACTTTGCTGAGCTAGCTTTAAAAGTAATGGCGTAGCTGCTTTAACGTGTCTGTTCATCTGTATTACTTACCTAGGGTATCAAGGGCATTTATAGAACTTGCAATTGCCTTATTAACCTGGCGGTTATAGTAGGCTTTCTTAGCAATAAAGCCAATAGCGGTATCTAAGCCAAAATCGTTGGTGCCAATCCTAGCCTCGGCTACTTTGTGTAGCTGATTTTGCTGACGTAGTCGAAGTACCTCAGGAGGAATCATATTTAGCATCTCGTTTTTAGTCATTTCCAAAACCCTTTCCAGCCAGGCGCGCTTCTGCCTTAGCTAACTCTCCTAGTGTAACTGGATCTAGGCCGCCCTCGTGGGCGATACCCTGCCTTAAGAAACTCTTAATGGCGTCTTTATACTTTGTCATTTTAGGAGCTACGTCAACCATGGTGTTAAATAGGCTGGCTACATGTTCAGGATCTGCGTCCCTCAGCATTTCGTCGTCCTGCATAAGCTCCCTTAGTATTGCCTGCTGATTAGGCTTGTTTACAAGTTTCTTGTAACTCTTACCCATGTTAGATACAGCCTCATTAACAAACGCGTTTGCTATATCAGCTGCATTAGAGGTCATCTTTTTAGCTACCTCCTCATCCGCACGGATACGAGTAAGGACCCCACCGATACCCGGCCGTAAAGCTTTGTTAAGCTCATAGCTAGATGTTTGTATGGGGTCCCCCCCGATACCACTTACTGATTTAGAGGCACCTAGCATTGCGCCGCCGAGCATAGCCCCTACAGTAGTACCTCCAGCAAGACTTAGAAAGGGCTTCTGTTCTATAGCCTTAGCTAGCGCCGAGCCAACGCCTGACGTAAAGCCTACCTTTTCTCTAAATTCTTGAGTACCCACGGCCTTGTCAAGATGCTTAGACATAGAATTACCTCGTTACTTTAGCTAAGTAGTCAATAGCAGCTTTGTGCTGATTGTGACTATCTACTAGCTCTAGGATCTGAGCAACCTTTGCTAGGTTGCCCTTATTTTCCTGGTCTACAACATGTCTGTCAGCTAGAACAAACTCCTCTTGGGGTGTTAGAGCTCTAGCTATCTTAGGCATCCCTAGTCTGTTACGCACAAGCTGTAGTGCTGGAACTGCTGAGTTACCATGCACAGAGTAAGCATCTAGCTCAAAACTAGCATGCTTCTCACGGGTATAGATACCACGATAGTCATAAGAGATCTCGTCAGCTAGGTCAGAGGCCCCATAGTTACAGCTAGCTATTTTAGTAAGCAAAGAGTCTCTAGCGCGCTCAGACTGGTTTATGTCTAGGCTGAGTGTGTCTTCTTGAGCCGTAAACAAGGGCCCTAGATAGCTAGCTACCTTATCCGACTTAGGCTCTAGCTCAGGTAAGGGATTATTCTCATCACTAACAGTGTCATGTAACCCCGCCTTAGAATCAACAGATATGGTGATAGATATGCTAGGAGCACCTGAGGTAGGGCCCGAGCTTCCTAGTGCTTCATCAATTACCCTAGAGGGATCTGCTACATCAAACTCAACCATACGTTGATTGCCAGACTTGCCCTTAAACTCGTTTAAGAAGGCAGTGGTATTAGCAGACTCCACTAAGCGCTTTATCTGCTCTGGATTCATCTGATTGTGCTTGGCAATTTTTACTATGCTGTCATGTAGCGTACTTCCGTTACGGAATTCCTCGGCTACTTTAAAACCCATAGTGTCGATGTCGTGTCTAGAAAAAGTAGGCATAGCGGAGTTACCCTTTTATTTCTTCAGTGATACTATCTTTACTTAGCGTAGTATCGACCTTAACTAATTTTAATCTTAGTGAATCTAGAGCTAGCTCACCACCTTCCCGTGACCCTCTAGCAGACTCAAGAGTTCTAAGAACTTGAGGTATCCACGACCTAGACTCCTTAGCCCTGGAATCATCTATAGCAAAAGGCTTATGTTCCCTAGATCTCCAGTAAGAGTCTTCCAGTAAGCTATCACTAACTATGGCTGGGTCTAAAGAGTCCTCTATGCTTAGCGACATCTTCCACGCCACATACCTGTCGCCCAGACTATAAGCAGACCTTAGTAGCGCTTTATGATTCTTAGTTAGAGTAGTATCTTCGGGTAAGCTGTCTATAAAGTCTTTTAAAACAAGCCTATTCGGAAACACGGACACATCAAAGAATATCTTACCAAAGGCTATTACTGACTCTTCGGTACCCTTAATATAGCGGGCAACTGCGGGGGCATCTGCTCCTGCTAGTAAAAGACTACTAAGTATAGACCTAGACTGTGGTAAGTAGTACATTAGATAAGCTTGAGCGATGTCATCGCTATCTGACTTTCCATGTATATAGCTGTGTATAGCCTGAACATATACATCTTCAGAACTGTCTTCTGGAGCTAGACTTAAGGCTATCTCTAACCGCCAAGCCGGAGATTTTAAAGATCTAGGTTTAGGTAAGATAGCCACGTCCTTAACTCCTTAGACCACCATTCCCTCGGGGAGGGCGTTCATACGCTTCTGAGAGTGGACGGATAGGACGATGTCACCTAGTCCGCCTAAAACCTTACGTAGGTTTTGCTCTAGAATACCATATTCTTCAGGACCTAGCTGCTCAATAAGCTGCTGCTCTCTAAGCTGTATAGACACAAGTATTCGCGCAACACTATCTATAGCTTTCTCTACAGTGGGTAGCTCACTAGCTACTGCCTCGTTAAAGGGGTTAGTAGCTATAAGCTGAGCTGTAGCTGCAGAGTCAAATAGCCCTTGATCGCCAAGGCCTGCGGCTGCTTCCATAATCTGGGGGCCTTCTTGAGGCATAGCCCCAGGAGGCATAGCGCCGGGAGGCATAGCCCCAGGAGGCATAGCCTCAGGAGGCATAGCCCCAGGAGGCATAGCCCCAGGAGGCATAGCCTCAGGAGGCATAGCCCCAGGAGGCATAGCCCCAGGAGGCATAGCCTCAGGAGGCATTGCACCGGGAGGGGGTGCCATCTGAGGTTCAGGCCCAAATATGCTAGCCAACTTAGGCATGTTTAAGGGGCTAACAAGCGCATAGGACCTAGTGCCTGTTATATCCAGGCTATCTAGGTCTTTGCGAATAACATCCACGTTTACGTTTAGGCTGCCTATTTTCTGCAGTAGGTCTACTTTACTATCAGCACTTAGGCCATTATAGGTCCAGTAGTCGCCAGCACGGTTATAGGCCACCTTGAGACTACCATCGGATACATCATCCAGCTTTTGGGTAATAACCTTACTTAGCTGCTCGGTATCCGCTAGTAGACTTCCTAACTTATCTACCTTAGCTACTTTTAACCCAATGTAATGGCTGGGTATGTAGAGTGTTCCGTCTACTCGCTTAGGTATAGCAACTCCCTTAGACCCGGTTATAATAACGGGCATACCTCCGGCCATAGCAGTATAGCCATCAAGGTTACGGGTAACCTTAGTTAAAGCGTCTTCCAAGATAACGGCGTTAGTAACCCCATCACCCTTAACACCTATAAACAGATTGAAGCCATTACTTACTTCGCCTGTATTGCCGGATATAGCTTTGGCTAGTCTAGACGTAGGGGGTAGAGGCATAGGATCGGGTACGGCCAATAGATCCCCGTGCACAAGGGCATAGCGCCCAGTAGGTCGTAGAACTAAGAAGCTCTTGGTAAACTTGTTTACCTGCCCTGATTCTAGGGTAGTCTGCGTATGGGGATTGGGTATAATAACTACCTTTTCCTTAGCCCCATTAGCAGTAACTACAGTGTAAAGCCCAGGAGATCTGGGCTCAGTTAGCCCAGACTGAGTATCAGGACTTAAATTTAAGGGGGACTCCTTAAGAACGGCGATCTTAGCTTGGCTGCGGAGGTCTCGTGTAACAACTCCCGAGTCCCGCATAACGCTATAGGCGGCAAGTTTAGCAGAGCCGAAAGCTTCTTCAAATTCTACCGGTGTACTATTACTATCTAAAACAAAAAAACCAGCTGTCTCAGCAGAGGCCTGCTTCTCTATAGATGGCTTTAAAGCCAGCAATAAGTCAGATCCGTGGTACTTCATAGCGGTCTTTAGAAGCTTAGTATTGTCGGCTAACATCTTAGAAAAAGCTAGCTTAGTATTGTTATCACAGCTATCTATGGTGCTAAGTAACTTGGTGTTGTCGTGACTAGCATACACAAACCTACCCGTACTAGGTGGTAAAGTTATAGCCCGAACATCCATATCAGAACTAAGAGTCTTAGGCGCCTTAGCTGACTTACCCAGGTAACTAGAATCAGGATTAGCCAACTCTTCCATCCACTCTTCTGTAAGGGGTAAGTAGGTCTTACTTTCCTGAGAATAGATAAGCTCAGGGGGCTTAACCTTACCATCAGACATAACTACGGGTACCATAGCCCTATGCTGCCCTGTCTGAACTGAAAAGGCACCTACAGCTTTATTATTCTCTAAGTCTACTTCTAGTACCTTAAAGTCTTGTACAGCAGGAACTAGTGTAGGAGCCTTACCTTCTAGCATGGCGTACGCTAAGTCGCTAAAAAGTTGCTTTAGCTGTGCTTCTTCTGGCGAACCAACGCCTTGTTGCTCAACGCTATTCATAGTCTTAGGAGACAATGCGGCTAATTTAATCATGATTTACTACCCTCAATAAGTTTCTTAGCTAAAATATAGGTCGAAGGGGCTGTTAAGTCATTAAACGAGTGACTTACTATACCAGGAACCATATTAGCCGCAGTTCTAAGTTTAGTTGGGCTATGATAAACGGCTCGACCCGAGGCCTTTAACTCTTCAATTAAGTTTGGAGCTGCTACAGCACCTGACACAAGGGTAGCCTTGTTTAGTATGTCTTGCTTCTGGTCTAGCGTTAGCCTAGGATTAAGGGCTACAAAGCTAGCTATAGGCAAGGAGGCCGTGTTGCTAATCCTGCTTAAGCCCTTAGCTCCCCGTAGTAGCCCTTTATACAGCTCACTAGCGTCTGCTAAGGAAGCCGCATGCCCCATCTCATGGGCTAAAACATCGGTGGATTTGTGCCCAATTCCTAGGCGGTTATTCTTAAAGTCATAAAATGATACGTTAGGTGCAGACTTACCTACATAGGTATTTTTTATGTGGGGGTTTGCACCCGACATAGAGCTAACAAGAGTTTGTATCTTGCTAACTTGGTCTTCGTCTAAACCAAGAGCAAGTCTTAGACGACTGGCTCCGTCTAAGGTTGCTAGATCTTGTATACGCATGCTCGCTACCCCATGAGTTATCTACCATTAATCATAGGGCTAACGAGCAGCTAAGTCCACTACATACCCGGAGGAAGAGGTGCCCCGGCTCCTGGTGGAGGTGGTGCCCCGGCTCCTGGTGGAGGCGGAGGAAGAGGTGCCCCGGCTCCTGGTGGAGGCGGAGGAAGAGGTGCCCCGGCTCCTGGTGGAGGTGGCGGCATACCCCCACCCTGAGAAGCTTGATATTGCTCAAAGAGAATACTAAGGACCTCTAAAATCTTCATCATAGACTCTAGGTCCTGAGGGCCTATGGACTGGCCGACCATCTGAGCTTCTTGCGGACTTGCTTGGGCAGCAATCTCAGCGCCCTGAGCCACCTTCTCAAAAGGTATCTCAGGTAACAGCCCACTGTCTGTAAATGCGCGAGTCATACCCATTATGTAGGCTGTCTTTAGCTGCATGATTAGTACCCCAGGCCCAGCTGACGAAGAATGTGAGAAGCCTCTTTCTCCTGCTTTTCCTCGCTCTTCTTCTTCTCAATAATCTCTTTCTTAAGCGCGGGGGGAAGCTTCTTCTCGTCCTCGCTTAGCATATCCTCGTCCTTAGATCCCTCGTCCTTAGACTCCTCCTCGTCCATAGCCCACTTAATACGCTGGATATACTGAGCACGCTCAGGCTGAGACATGCCAACCATGGTGCGAAGGGCCGCTAGCTTATCACGCTGGTGTAGTCCGCTAGGTAAGAAGGGGCCCACCTCCTCAGCAGTCTTTGCTAGTAGGAAGTTAAATGCAGACTGCTTCTTTAGATCCATATCGCTAGCCTGGTTGTTATCCTTAAGCGCCTTCATATCGCCCGTAAAAGGAGCAGCATTAGAGTCACCGTGAGCTAGCCCCTGGTCTACATTAGCGTAGGCCGGGTTCTTACGAGGATCCTCCTCGTGCTGATAGTCACTGCTAGACCCGTTCATGCCTGAGCCGCCTAGTGCATTAGCTGCGCCGCCTGAGGCGGCATCTTCACTAAGCTTACGTAAAATTGCAGCGGCTGTCTTAGCGTCTAGGTTAGCACCCTCAACTAAGGGCTTCTGCGCTCCCGTAAATGGGTTGGCGTTCTTCTTAGGGTCTGCAAGACCCTGTGAGCCCCCTAGGTGAGCATAGCCAGCATCAGCGCGGGCCCCGGCCTCGCCCTGGAAGTCTGGTACATTACTAGGCAGGCTATTAGCTACGCCGGTAATCTGAGCCTCAGCGGCAGACTTTAGGTAGGCAACCACCTCTCTGGCGTCCTCCTCAGACATCTCATCTCCCTCGGCCCCCTCTAGAATCTCAGAAAGCTCGGATTGGCCATCTTCTGCTGCCTCTAAGACCTCCTTAACCTCCTCTGCACTGAGATCGTCCTCAGCGTTAGAGGCCATGGCTGCCATAGCTTGGGCAAGCTCCTCATCGCTAACGTCCTCTGCTGAGTCATCTGTGATAGCCATAGCAGCTAGCTTTACAGCTAGATCTGCCTTAAACTCTGAAGGGTAAGGCTGAATAGCGCCGGCCGAAACAAGTGCATTCTGAGCACCGCGAACATAGGCAAACTTAAGTAGTGACATATTTCTACTCCATTTAGTCGACATATTTATGTTGTTTAAAGTATACTACTGAGGTACAGCAGCGTCCAGTATATAGTCAGAGGCCCGTGGAAGTCTAGTGCTGTCTGAAGTGCTAGGTAGACTCATTACTGGTTTATCGGGGTCTAGCATAGAGCCAAGGCCCTTACCAATAGACTCTCCCAACATACTGGTTCCCATTCCTCCCACCAATCCTAGGGGACCTCCCACGGCAAACCCGGCCCCCCCAGCTAGTGCGCCAAGTATCCCCGACATGCCTCCGTGCTCATCGTAGTCAGGTGTTGAGGCCGCCGTAGCGATATCCATAGCGGGAAAGCCTAGCAGGAGCAGCGGGTTAACACCCTCGCCCACGCCCTTAGTAGCTAGCATCTGAGTAGCTTTGCCCTTAGTAACAAGCTCACCCGTGTACGGATTGATAACTCGGGCACCCTTAGGGGCTTCCTTAAAGTTTTTTATAAGTTGCTTATATCTTGGATCTACCGCAAACTCACCCAGTATCAAGCCGCCGGGCCCAACAACCCCGCCCTGCATATACCTAGCTTTTAGAGCATCCATAGTACCCTTTTTACCTATTAACAGGTCACCTAATAGCCTACGATTGCCTAAGGCTTCGTGGTTTATACGGCCAGTGCCGGATACAAGTTCCCTAGTAGCTTTTTGTATCTCAGGGGACAGCTTTTGAGTGCCCACTAGGGCTCTCTCTACTACACTACCTAAGTTTTTTAGCCTAGTTACATTCATGTTAGTACCTACCTGTAGAGTCTCGCCTCAACTCACTTCCTACAGCTAGCGCGGGTATAGGATTGTGTGAGTGAAGATCTGCTTTTTCACCAAATGTAGCTGCGTTAATAAGTGTAGCCTTCTGATAGCGATAACCCAGTCGCTGCATCCAGTTAGGGTTTAGTAAGGGTGTTCTTGTAGCAGCAGCCATGATTGGCTCTAGTCGCATGTTAGAGCTAATAGCCTTTACCCTAGAAATACCTTGCTTACCGAGATCCTCAGCTACCCGCTGTGTTATCTTTGTTCCCGGTAAATGTGTACCCTGGGCTACTGTCAATACCTTACCGATACTGTCCCGAACCGAGAGCTCACTGCCTTTACCCTCAAACGTTTTACGTAACGAGTTTATAGAAACGACATCACCTGGTACATAGCCCGGAACACCACCTCCGACTTTAACATAGTTAAGCTGGCTTCTAGCTAAAAGCTCAAAGTGCCTGGGGTCCATTTCTTTTCCGCTCTCGGTGTATACATCCCTCAGAGATTTAACCAAGTACTCTCTACCAGCGCCTAGGCCCTTGTGCCTAACAACATCATCGGGGGCAACTATACCCGAGCCAAGTATATCCCCCGCCTCTACCGCCTGCCCCTTCCTTATCTTTAAGTCTCTGCCGGGCGGTACGTAATGCTGCTTTTCCCCAACTTGTACATCATAGCCTCCCTGAGGGGCCTTAGTTATAGCGGTAACCTTTCCCGTAACTTCAGAAATAGGAGCACGTTGAAAGAAGTTTTTTGGGACCTCTACGAATTGCTTAAATGCTGCTAAGCCTCTTGGTCTATTGTTATCCCCCTCCACTAGGGATACCCCATGCTTGGCACTAAGTGCCATCTGAGTAAGAGGCTCACTAAGAGACTGAGCAGAGCGTATACCTACATTAGAACCTATAGAGAAATTCTTACCCTTGTTGCCTACACCCATACATTTTTGACAAACCCCGCTGCCTAGGTCACATGTCATAGGAGATCTAACCCTCACTTGTGCTCCTTTGCGGGCCAGGCTAGCTGCTTGTCTACCATCTATAAGACTGCCCGAAGTAGCGTACCTACCTTCTATAGACGGATCTGAAGCATCTAGCACTATTCCGTTAGTAGTTTTACAGTCATTCGAGGCTATTACTTGCTCACTCATCACAGAGGCTAAGACTTTTTGCATTTCCCCCGGCTCTGCGGTACCAAGCTGACCCTTTATAACCTGTGACCTACTCTCGTCTCCCGCAATCCAGGCCTCCGCGGGAGACAAACCTTCTGAGTAACCGCGCTCTATAAGGTAGGGTACCGGAGCACCATCATAGTCACCTACTATGCCCGGGCTGGTAACCATCTTCATAAGCTGATTCATATTACCGCGACTACCAGACCTCGCCATCAGGCCCATGTCACCTGGGTGCTTAGCTGTCAGGTCACGAAGCTTAGCCTGGGTATCAAGCAGTACAGACATTTTCTTTTTATGATTAGAGCCGACCATTCTAAGTTGTCGTTTAGCGTTATTTATTATAGGGTCGCGCTTGCTATACTCGGGCTCAATGTCGTCTAGTCCTACGGATATACCCTCAAAAGTAGAAAACTCGTCACCGAGTTTCTTTATCTTAGGTATAACTAGCTTATACATGTCGGGGCTGGCCTTAGCCATGCCAATCATGGCCCTCTTTAGGGCCTTAGTATCCATGTTACCTTGCAGCTTATAGTCCTGAGGCAAGTGATGGTTTACTAGAACATCAGCTAGTCTTCCCTTTATCATGAGGTACTCATTCTTTCTTAGAAGGGTAATTTATAGGGATTATCTTCTTTTAGGGTAGGGTTAGCCAAAGCAGCTGCGCCGGCGCTAGATAGCAACCCAGCTAAACCTGACAGCATCCTACCTCTACCAGTGCCTCTAAGTAACTTATAAGCGCCAGCACCCGCAAGGCCTGCCAGGGCTCCTTGAGCAGCTCGACTGCTAGTACTGTTGTGAAGTAACTCGTTGTAGTAATTATGCTCAGAGTCACCTAGGCCATACAGCCCCCCAAGGCCGGCTCCTAGCCCTCCAGCCAGCAGCAAGCTTTTGGGAGCCGCTAGCTTACTTAAGTTATAATAATCATGGGAGTACATTAGTGACCTCCTCTTGCATCAAATACAGAGGCTGGGTGAGTAGTCATAGCGTTTTCTACCCCATGACTTGCGTACATGCCTAACCCCATACCCCCAGCCATAGTACCTAAGCCCTTAGCAAAGCGGATGCCTTTTAGTCCTGCCCTAGCTCCTGAGCTACCGGTTCCATAGCCTCCCTTATAGAGGCCGGAGCTAAACTGAGAGTACAGCTTTTTGAGCTCAGTCTGTTGAGCCCCAGTTAGGGCCCCAGGATCTTCAAACATACCCATTAACTTCTTACGCTGAGCAGCCAAGTCCTTCGTAAGCTCTAAGCCCTCAGTAGCTCCAGTGAATTCATCACGTAGAGACTTAAGTTGACCCTTACTAGCAACACCCGCATCTAGCTTTCTCTCTAGGCTACCATGTATCTTTTTATTAAGAGTTTGAGACGCACCCATTTGCGATACTGCGTCGTCCGCAAACCCCAGGCGCCTCATTATTGCCTGAGAACCTTTACCTGAAAAACCAGGAGCTAATAGACGTTTACCTATAGCCCCGCCTAGGGGCATAGCAGCATTGAATACTAAGCCCCCTGCTAAGCCCTTAACGAAGCCCTCTGTTTTATGGCCTTCTTCGGCGCCCATAGCCCCCATCAAGCCAAAGCCCAGGGGCATACCTACATGGTGAGCGCTGATACCTGCCATGCGACTACCCTTAGCTCCGAGGTTACCCATGCCTAAAAGAAACTTTCCACCCTGCAGCACGCCGCCTAAGAAAGCAGTTTTTTCAAAATGCTGCCTAGCTAATTCACTACCAAGCTTATAGGCGTGCTCCAGGTCACTGGGTTTCATACGTTTATACCTGTGTTCTTAGGGGTTTCTAGCTCCATCTTATCCCCCCAAGTAGCCATGCTAGCTCTCTCGGTAGACTCTAGAACGTTACTATCTACCTGCTTTGTAGACTTATTATCTAGCAACTCATCTAACGCGGCACTTAAATGCTCAGCAGAGTCACTTGAGTCAGTAACCTCTTCTGCAAATTTTCTAAGAGCTAGTTGGCGGCCTATTTTATAGGCGGAGTATAGATTAGTCATTTTCAATCTCTACCTCGTCTGCTGCAGTCAGTTCACCACGTCTGTAAGCAGCGAGTGCATCACGAGTAGTCTTAAATCTGGAAACTCCAGACTTAGTAGGCTTACTGGCCGCAGTAGCTTTATAAAGCCCTGCCATAGCTTCCTGTTTAGGATATGCAAGGATGGTGTTCTTATTTCGATCACCCAACACATTGTTAGAAAGCATAAGCTTTTTGCTATCTTCTACTGCGCCTTGGGTAACTGGTACGTGTACCTGCAGGGCATCGCCGTCATAGTCTAGGTTCATGCCATCCTCCATAAACGGATTAACCTGTATAGTTTTACCGGCTACGGGTTTCGGAGTGAAAGCTATCATATTAAACCTGTGTAGTGAGGGCGCTCGATTAAGTATAGCGGGTCTTTGTCTAGACTCTATAAGAAGCTCTTCTCTAGCCGGAGGAGACTTGTTCTCTACCATCTCTTTAGCCCGGATAGCCGAGTGTCCCTTCTTTACTAGGTTTTTTATAACAAACGGAGAGTACATAGACCACATCATATCCTCTGGTAAACCCACCTCATCCATGCCCAGACTTGGATCTGGCGCAGCTGTTCCTCTCCCTGTGAAATCTAGTCTTCGAGCTAGAACCTTACCGTTAAAGAAACCGGTCTTTGTCCCAGTTATAGTGTTAACTATCCCTTTAACTTGCTTAGAAGCTAAGGCACTAGACACTGGTGGCCGAGTACCAACAACAGCACCCGCGGCATCAGCCATGTGCTTCCTCATCTCACCTACGTCGCTATCGGGTAAACCTAGATCCTTCGCTTCTTGTAATTTGTCTTTGGCTAAGATTAAGTCCTTATAAACATGGTTAATATCCGAGATGAGTAGGTCTCCCTTAGCACCAGGAACTATGGGCCTTAGCTTAGGGGGTAGCACAGGAAAAGCCTTCATAGTGTAGGCATCTCCGGCTTTTAGGCTGTTCTGCTTTAGGGCACTAAGAGCCTTTATCTGCTTGTAGTGGTTATCTTTATCAGATCCCTTTTTCCTACCTATCTCTGATTTAAGCTCTTCTAGCCTAGAGTCTATATTTATATCATTTAGCTTAGACCTAATATGATCTCCGCCCTTGTCTGCTAGCTCCTTAGTTAAGCCGGACTCGGTCATACCCAGAAGGCGCCTTGTAGCATCAGTAAATATAGGGTTAACTACAGGCTCAGGTAACTCTATATGAGTCCACTTAGTTCCTATGACACCTCCGGTCTTTCCTATATCAAATAAGCCCCCAGACTCGCTCTTTAGGTTCTTAGCTAAAACCATACGACCATTCTGTATTTCCCCGTTAGACATCTGGCGTACCTCACCGTCTGTCATAGGGGATATAGTCATGTCGTTGCCAGATTTCTTAAACCTAAGGCCGGCACCTGCTAACATACCCTTAAACTTATCGAAGGCAAAGCTAGACTTAGGCGGAGGTAAAGGCCTACCTAGTTGCATAGCGCGCCAATACTCAGTGTTACGCGTACCCTTTAGAATAGCGTTTTCTTTTAATATATCCCGAGCATCATGGGCAAGAAGAGCATTAATCTCCATTTGCCCTGTACCTTTAGCACCAGTTACCCCGCCCTTACTGGGGGCGTCATGCAGATCGTAACCGCCATCTAAGCCTCTAGCGGCGTAGTTAGTATCAGTAGACTTAAATAGCTTATAAGTATACTGAGGACCCACCATTATGTTTGGTATCTTTTTACCGGTAATCGGATCGTAGACGGTTTCTTTGTCCTTTACCCCATGCTTCTTCATTAGGCCACGTACCCACTCTACGTTATTTCTCTTCTTGAATGAAGGTATAGCAATAGGGTTGCCTGTTTTCTCAGCTACCTTCGCTGCGGCAGTTTCTATAACCTGTGAAGGATTTATGCGGCTAACAACCCCAAGGGAGCTCCATAAAATATCAAGGGGTTTCCCACCCTCATCTTGGACCATAGACTCATCGTCTACGATCTTACTGATTACACCTTTGCCCCCGTAGCGGTTACTTACTTTGTCGCCAACTTTAAGAGGCTCTATGCTCTTAACCACGATGGTAGTGCGCTTACCCTCTTTCTCAACGGCAACTACCTCTCCCTCAGAAGACTTATCCCATGTGTCACTAGCATCAGAGTACTCTTGCCGTAGGGACTTGTGTACTTTACCTAGTATTTGGTTTTCTATTGATGGAGTTCTCTTACGCAGGACAGTAGCTATAGGATCTCCTGCCTTAAGCTTTGTGCCTACTTTGACAACTCCTTTGTCTAGCCTACTGTATTGATCTTTGTTAAATACCCTAGGGAAATTAGCTGAGTGCTTGTTATGATCAACTCTGGTATCCCGATCTTCCTCTATAACATACTTGGTCATGTTGGTAGAGGCCATACGTTGGGTGGCTCCCTTACTCATAACAACCGCATCATTTGAGTTTAAACCATGGTAAGCTAGATACCCTACCTTTAGATTCATACCTAGAGCTAGGGTACCATCTTTGGTAAAGTTAGTGTCTAGTATGCGCTGCCCAGCTTTTACCTTATCTCCAGGTTTAACTATAGCGCTACCCTCTAAGAAAGTCTTAGAGGCTAAGGGCATATTACGGGGTATCTCTGTTTCTATATCTTTTCCCGAGGCGTCACGTATAACTATCTTGTCTTTAGTAACAGACTTAACAACGCCTGCAGCCTTACTAGTTATGCCGTAGGTTGAATTTAGACCTACTGCTCTCTCAACAGACGAGTCCTCGTCTTCTCTATCCTCGAAACCCCCAGATTGAACTAGAGGTTTTTCCCGGTTAATAAGGGGCATAGCTTGCCCAACCATCTTGGCACCCATGATAACGCGATTGCCCTGAGTACTATCCAGTAGAGGAACTAGGTTAGTATTAACTGTATTAAGATTAGTGTGTCTACCTACCGCGTAGTCTACCTCAGAGGGCTTAACCTTCCCTACCTTGCCTCGTACCATAGCGTCTACCCTACCGCTCTTAAGGTCTTGATTAGGGAAAGCTATGACTTTCTTGGCTATATCTTTTGCGGCTACGTTAACAGTTTTACGAGTTTTAGGGTCTATAAACGTGCCGTAAAGGTTTCCTTGATCATCTCTACGCGCACCCAAGGTAAACCTTTGGTCTATACCTACGTTACCTGACTCAGGCGTTCTAAAGGCGTCTATAACTCCCAGCATTGAGCTGTGCAGCTTTCTAGCGGAGGCTGGAACAGCCCTGTCGCTAGATATACCACCTTCACCAAGCCTAGTTACGGCCATTGCACTATCCATAATCTCAACAGGATTTATCTGAGAAGGAAGGCTAGCTAACTGAGCGGAAGCTAAAAACTTTTTTAACTCATTGCTAGTAGCTGTAGAAGGCATAACTTTATTTACGTCTACGTTAGGACTAAGATCTAGCTTATTGCGTATCTTCCACTGCAGTTCCCGGGCCTTCAACTCTAGGCGCTCTTTGAATATATCTTCTGGACCAACTACTTTTTGAAACTCTAGAGAATCACGCTCGTCCTCATCTTCCTCACCTCGATATACCTTTAAAAGCTTCTGGCTAGCAGTAAGCAGGGCCTCGGGGGTAACCTTAGCGAAGCCCTTACGCAGGGTAGACTTTGTAGTTTCCTCGTCTAGCACAGTGTTATCATAGGACCGCAGAATTGCTTGAGCCTTCTCTTTTCTACCCGAGTGTAAGCCTTGCTCAGCCTTGGGCACTACTTTCTGGTACAGCTTATCTACTGCTGAGGTAGCCGACTTAGCGTACATGTCTCTATTTCGGTTGGTAAGCTCAGAGCCCCAGTACTTACTTATATCAGTATCTTGGAGACCCATTTCTTTTAAAATTGGGTACATCGGTATCTTGGAACTTCCGTACTCCATCTGAAGGCCGCCTTTAGTAGCATTCATGCTAAGCCTAAAGTTAGCTCCCTTAGCTAAGTTAAAGCTGGATTCCAGCTCTTCGCTACCCCTTTTTCGCGTGTACACTCCGGGCCTAGTACGTAACTGATGCTTAAGAGCGTACTCGTTACCTCCTACAACAAAGGTATTATGGTGAGTAACTCTAGGCAAATGCATAACAGTATGGTTTTTTTTGCGAGATACAATGTTACCTTGCTTGTCTTTTACAACTAGGCTTGCCTTTATAGGCTCATAAATAGAGCCTCCCTTAAACAGGGCTTTTTTGTGGTCAGCAAAGCTAATAGGCTTCTGCTTTACCTCAAAGTTATCGGCTTCGATAGTATGGTGAGTGCCGATAATAGGGAACAAACTCTTTATGCCTTCTAAGGTTTTAGCGCGTAGCAGCTCTTGACGAGCTTCAGGAGTTTGAAACAGGGGTCTTACCTTATCTACCATGGCTATTCTCGCACAAATAGGGGTATTTATATGTCATAAGTATACGCAGAGTCTTCCATGCCCACAACATGGCTTGGCTCTCATCTAGCCACGGGGAGGTTTGAATCCTCCCCCACTTACGCCATGAAAGGAGATACTCCATGGCAAAGACTAAGAAGGGCGCAAGCCCCGCTAAGGGCTTCGAGCCCTCTATACGGGACCAGGTGGCGCAGAACCACCTGCAGCTCCGGCAGAAATTCTTCGCTTACGACAAGGCCGTCAAGGCGCCGTCGGTAGCGGGGAAGCTGGACAACTTCACTCTGCGCGTTAATCGCCAGGGTGAGGTTAGTGGCACCGAGCGCGCGCGCTTCACTGCGCAGCTCGAGCTGCTACTGGGGGCCGTCCAGATCCGCAAGAAAACGGATCCTGAAGGGACTACGGGCTCTGTGCAGACCAGCTGGGCGACTTCGCCCCTGGCGCAGAGCCTAGCGCTCGACCCCACCCGGACCTTCGAGGTCGCGGTGCGGGCACCGGATAGGCCCAACCCTGACCGGGCACAGGAGGTGCTCCAATGGGTTCACTCGGCAGAGGAGCTGAGCCCCTACATGGGGCTCGCGCCCAACGAGAGGGGGGGCCACGTGGTCATCCCTGGCATGGGGATACTCCTCTCAAAGCTGCCCTTAGTGGTGGTAGAGAGGGAGGGCACTGGGGAGGTCGTCGCGATGGCGACCTTCAAGGTCGCTTTAGCGACTAAGAGCCGCGGCCGGTGGGCTAAGCCCACTGCCGCTGAGGCCAAGGCCGAGGCGGAGGCTAAGGCTAAGGCTGAGGCGGAGGCTGAGGCCAAAGCTGAGGCTGAGGCTAAGGCTAAGTCCAAGGCCGAGGCCGCCGAGGCGCTCACCGCCCTCTTTGCTGAGGTCGAGGCTGAGGCCGTCGCCGAGGCGGAGCGGGCTGAGCACGCTCGCCTTCAGGCGGAGTGGGCTGCCACGGTCGAGGGGCGCGATGAGCTCCGGGCCGCCTGGGGGCCGGTGCTCTACGGGCACAATAAAGCCCGGGAGGAGGGGGAGTTCGCTCGACGATCCTTAAAGGCGCTAGTGCGGCCTGACAGGGCCCCTGCAGCTGAGCACCTCCGGGCCCTCAGGGGCTACCTGGGGAGCTACCAGGGAGCTCCCACATGGGCTCAGGTTGCTCAGTGGACGGTCGCCTCGATGGAAGGCCGCTCGGGGCGAACGCTCCAAGAGTGCCTCGACATGGCATATAGGGACCTTCCCACTCTGTACGACGGTACAGAGTGGCTCTCCTTCGACGGCGAGACCGTCAGGGAGATCCCGGCCCTGGAGGAGCTCTCCGCCTACACCAGGGAAACCTGGGAGTGGGCTCTCTACGAGAGCCCTGTAGTCACGGAGGAGGAGCGTGAGAGGCTCCTCGAGCTCGCCAGCTAGAATACCTGGTAATATCTTCTGGCATCCCCAGAAGAGAACCCTAGTGAGAGTTCATCCTAGCCTAGTGGAAAAGGCTAAGGGTGAAGTCTACGAGGGCTTCTCGGGAGATAGTCAGGTAGACTACCAGGGCTTCATCCTAGCGGCCGGAGCAGAAGTATATCTGCTAGCCGGCCTGCTGGGACTAGGGATAGGATACCTGTTGGCCTCAAGAAACAGGTGTCCTAGCCCGGGTTGCCCCACCAAGGTTTATCCTTACGGTGGGAAGCCTCACACGGGCCCCTTCGGGGGCTTAAGTGACACTGGCCATATAGTGGTAGGGAATCGTGAATTCGATCCAGATCACTTAAGGATGGCCGGGCCCCTAAAACAACTCAAAGATGGGAAGAAATTCCTAGACGTGAGTCACGGATGGATAAACCCAGACGAGCTAGCTAAGCTTGTCAAGGCCCACAACCGTGAGGGGTATCGGACCAGGAAAGGAGGTAGGCATGCTCGTTGACTGGAGTGGCCTATTCGACTGGTCCAAAAAATAGGGCCTAGGCCCTACTAGCTGAGGGGCTCCATCCATTCAAGATATACCTTGAATCCGGGTGAGCCCTTCAGATCCGCTACTTCTTTTTTAGCTAGTATAATCTCTCCGTTAGCTCCGCGTCTAAGTATATTATCGTATTCAGGGTTACCCTCAGCCGTAACCATAAACACTCGGGCATAGGGGATAAAATTCTGTTGCTGCTTTTTTTTAGCCCAGTCGGGTGGCTCTGCAGACTCTAGCTTTGTGTGTAGAGGATTAGCCTCTGGATCAAAGCCCTCAGGCGGATTAGGAATGCTAGGAAAAGGATCTGGTAGGGTGGGCCCCTCTTGATCTCCGGCTAGCTGAGAGATAGTGGTAATAAAATCAGAGTCACTGCTCATAGATAAACTCACATAGGTGGTGGGCCACCGCCCTGCATCTGGGCCATGGCTTGATTCTTTTGATCTAGCTGTAGCTGCTCAAGGCGCTGAATAACAACAGAATACATAACATAGTCTTCCGCCTGCAAGCTAGAGAGTTGTGACTTACGTGAACCGGGATCCATCTGCATAAGCTGCATAGCTATGTTCTCTGCTTCACCGATTACAGCTTGCTGATCATAGTTTAGACCCCCTGGGGCCTGGTCCGCAGCCATTTGCCTTGCCTGCTGACTTAGGTCCTTTTGCATATCCATCATGTCCAGCTCTAGCTCTTTCTGGAATCTAGCGTCAGTTAGGTTCTCTTGCTTTATCTTCTCTCTCTCCTCGGCGATATCTATACCGTGTGACTCAGCAACTGTAGTCTTACTTACCATACCCATCTGGAATAGCTGCATGACTAGCTGCTTCTGAGCTACATCATCTATCATCTTAAAATCACCTAGACCTACTTGGCACTTTTCCCAGCCTAAGAACTTACCCATTTTGTTAGTAAGCCACCTAAGTAGCTGAGTTAACTGAAATACAGAAGACTCTAGCTGATTCTCCAGCATTCTAAGAGTAACACTACTACCTGTATAGCTGAGTCCTCCATAGACAAACTCCTTGGGGAAGCCCATAGCAGCGATGATGTTATCTTCAGCTTGTTGAATTTCCGCGTTAACCATAAGAGCACGCCCTTCACCTCCTACTTGGCTAACGCCAACTGCAACGGGACTCATCATTATGTGATTAGGATCTCTCCTCCACTTAGAAATATTGTCCTCTACCTCAGACATAAACTTGCCCATAGACAGACTAAGGATAGGATCGGCATTACCGCTAATCGCCTGAGGGTGCATTACTCGCATAGGTACTATACGCTCTAGAGCTATAGACTCATTAGCTTTACGGAGAACACTGGCGTGGTAGAATAGCGGCATGCACGCTACTAGGGGTGGGTAACCCCAACCACTCTCAACACCTGCCGGAGCGTCAGCGCGCATGTGAAATATCTCGTCGTTATTAAACTTAAATAGCTCACCTGCAGCAATTGTTTCTAGTATAGGCTTAGGTAGGGTAGTTATAAGGTGCTTATCGCCACCTTGAACCTTTGATTTAAGCTCACTAGGTACTTGCAAATAGTACTCTGACTCACTGGTTACTGAGTTATAACTTATCTGTATAAGCTTAGGATCCCAGCGTACTATGTTTATTTTTTCAGGAGATATCTGAAGGGTGTCAACGACAATAGAGGTAGCCTTGGTACCGCAATCCCCACAGGTATGTTTAAACTCGGCTGTGTTAGGGTTATAGGTATAGTCAATGATCTCAGCTACTTGCTTAAATTGACACTTTGAGCACTTAAGGTATCTCTTAAACGGTAAGTGTATAGAAGTAAAGGAGTTACCGTAGACCTGCAGGTCAATAGAAGCTTTTATTAGATTACGCTTAATTCCTACTATGTCTTCTAGTAACCTACGATATAGTGAGGTAAGCCTGTCACTCTCTGACATGTACTCTAACTCAGTTATTGGGTACTCCGCAAACTTGCGGGTTCCTGCAAAAATTTGAGCAGAGTTATAGTAGAGATACTCTGTCCACCGGAACAGCTGTTTTAAGTTTCTAGACGAGAAGGAGTGCGCCCATAGACGCATGGGATCTCCGTAAACGCCGTTAGTTCCATTTGACATAGAACTGAACATATCACCCAGCATAAGTCACCCTTAATATCTCTATTTTTGTGTTATAAGTATACGCCCACGGCATTTATCTAGAAAGGAGATAACCAATGGCCGACGTTTCTGTGTCTAGAACCCGCTCGGGCTTACCAGTGGTGGTCATAACTGATGTACTGCCTAAGGAAGTACCCGCTGTGCGGAGTATATACGGTATAGACAAGAAGAGCAACACCTGGTTTGCCCCGGGATTCTTACCCTTTGGTCAATGGGTTACAGAAGACATCGACAGTCTAAAAACCGTAGCTAAGTTTAATCTAGACCCTAAGTACTTGGTGCTGTGTAAACAGATACAGGACGGAGTTACACACCTAGCTAACGAGGACCTAGCTGGCTTTACTCCTCCTGTAACGCCCTATGACCACCAGGTACAGGCCCTAAGTCTAGCGATACACATGCCTCGACTAGGCCTATTCTTAGATCCTGGCTTGGGTAAGACCAAAATAGGCTGCGACCTTATCCAGCACGTACACAGCCTCGAGCCTAAACGCTTCTGGCTTATAGTTGCCCTTAAGGTAAACCAGTTTACCTGGTCTAAAGAGATGGACTTCCACTCCCTAAACACTAAGAAACTAGTTCCCGTTACAGCTACAGGAAAAGCTAGACGCAAAAAGCTCGAAGAAGCAGTTAGCGATAAAGGTAGCGTAGGTGTGGTTATTACCTACGATACCTGTCGGGTAGCCAAAGAGGATCTGTTAGAGTTGGTGCCCTACACGGATGTGATTTTAGATGAGTCCCACTCACTTCGCTCGCCTAAATCTGGGAAAACAAAAGCAGTCTTAGAGTTACTGTCGGCAAAGCCTGTAGCTAGGAGGCTCCTGTTGTCAGGCACTCCTTCGCTGGGGTCGCCTATGCACCTATGGGGGCAGCTAAAAGCTCTAGGTGACTTTGTAGTACCTAACCCTTGGCACTTTATAAATACCTACGCCATAAGGTCGCCATACAACAAGCACATAATAACAGGCTACAAGAACCTAGATCAGCTTAATGATCTAGTAACCTCAGTTTCCTTGCGCAAGACCGCGGAGGAATGCCTAGACCTGCCCGACCGAGTCATACAGGTAGTAGAGGTAGAGCCTAGTTCTAAGACTCGCCGCCTCTACAACGATACAGTTAAGTCTAAGCCTATAAAAGTAGGGGAGCTAGAGCTCTACGAGCCTCCAAATCCCCTTACTGTGATGACCCGACTAGCTCAACTAAGTATGGGGTTTGTCTACAAGACTAACAGAGATGCTACTATCTGTGATGGCTGTGTATTCGTAGATAGCTGCATAGCTAACAAGGTACAGCCCTATACGCGTGCTTGTAAGATAGCGCAGTCAGATCCTGGTAGAAAGACAGGGTTGATAGGCTCTACTGAAGTTATTGACGCTGCTATAGAACTAGTAGATAGTCATGTACAGTCTGGCAAGAAGGTTATCCTTTGGGCCAAGCACCAATGGGTACTGCAAGAGCTAACCCGCAGACTAGCTAAACTAGAGGTGCCCGTGTTTAACTACGATTCTACTACTAAGTCTCATTCAGAAGTAGAAGAACAGTTTAACCTAGCACCTCAGGCAGTAATAGTGGCTCAGGTAAGCATGGGTATTGGGGTTACCTTTAAAGCACCAGTCATGGTCTATGCCGAACTAAGCTGGTCACTAGATCACTGGCTACAATCCCTAGATAGAAACTACGGTATTCGAGCTAAAGGACTAGGTAAACTCCTGGTACAGAGTGTAGTGCTACAGAACAGCGTCTCACACTCAACTATGAAGCTACTGCAGTCTAAGATCGACGTGAGCTCACTTATGAGTAAGTCCGTAGAGTGCGTAGGATGTCAAAAAGTTATCGACTGCCTAGCTAATGGCATTGAGCCGTTTGACCCTGGGTGCATAGTAACCTCGAAAGCAGGAAAAAGCACCCTATCTATAACACCCCTATAAAGGAGAAATAATGGGATATACACTACCCAAGAACTACTTATCTGCTAGTCAGATATCTAAGTACCTAAGCTGCCCTCAGCAGTACTATCGAGACTACATACTAGACGAAAAGCCTAAGTTTACTAGAACAGCCGCTATCTCGGTGGGCTCGGCAGTACATAAGCTAGTAGAGAATAAGCTAAGCTCTATACTCGAGGACTCAGAGCTAGAGGAAACTAAGCTCTTTGCTACTACACCTCTAGATAGCTTCTTCGCAGACTCAGACCTAGAAGACCACGAGCCTGAGTATTGGCATACCTACTCACAAATTTTATACAAAACGTGGTATAAGGAAGTAGGCATGTCCATCATGCCCACAGCTAGCGAGTTCGGATTCGAGTCTCTCATAGGGGATGTACCAGTTCTAGGCTACATTGACTATGTAGATAACTCGTCCGGACGACCGGAGATCGTTGATCTCAAGGTTACTAAGCGTGCTAAGAGCGAAGCTGACGCTAGGAACAGTGTGCAGCTCGCAATGTACGCAATCACGCAAGAAAACCCTTGTGTGAGGTTTGACTCCCTAGTAAAAACCAAGACTCCTAAGATAGGTGTGGCCCGCTACACCTTCTCTAAATCAGAGCTTGGGTACTACACAGATCTCATAGGAGAGGTCGCAACTAACATAAGCGCGGGTAACTTCCCTATGACCGCGCCTACACAGTGGGTATGCTCCGAGAAATGGTGCGCTCACTACACAAACTGTCGAGGAAAGGACAGAGACGCTAATGGCTAATGCTAACAACTACCCTACGGTCGATGCGACCGACATCAAATCTAGCTACAAGCTGGTAGACCTAGCCGACCTTAACTACCGGGCGCCTGGCGATACGGATATCCTACAGAGCCGTGATTACTACGGCTCTGAGGACGAGATCGCCTCGATGAAGCAGAGTATCCGTGCAAAGGGCGTCCTAGAGTCGCCCATCGTAATGGAGAATGACGACGGAGAGGGCTACCGCGTCCTTGAGGGCAACCGTCGTTGCCACGTTCTAAACCTTCTAGTAGCAGACGGTGTTACCGCTACCGACACCGGTAAGGCACTTACCAAGGTACGCGTTGAGGTAAAGGCCTCAGTGATGAGCCTCGTGGAGTCTACCTTCCAGGATTGGCTCAGCCTGAATGGCGATGCCAATGATGATACTCAGGAGGAGTGCCGTGAGCACATCCGCTCACAAGTACTCTTGGAGCTAGGTCAGGATGCTCTCATCCGTAATACTCAGCGCCTGAACTGGAGCCCCATCGAGATGGCGCGTCAGATCAAAGCGCAGATGGAGGGAGGCACTGACATCGAGGTTCTCGCTAAGAACTTTGGGTTAGCAGTACAGACTGTGCGATCCCGTCTGGCGCTGCTAGACAAAGAGACTGAGATGCCCGAGGTCATCGAGGCAGTCGATAGCAACGAGGTCTCGTTCTCTGTGGGCAAGCTCCTCGCTAACGTGTCAGACGATACTGCACGTAAGGAGATTCTCGAGGTCGCCAAGGGCGAGGGGGAGTCTAAGCCTAGTACTAATGAAGTCAAAGAGTTCATTGATACTAAGCACAAGGAGTCGGTAGAGGCTGGTGGCGAGGGCATCAAAGCCCAGGACCGCAAAAAGCGGGCTCAGAAGGCACCTAAGACTCTAGTTCGAGCAGGGGAGTCACTCTTGGAGTCTATCCAAGAGTTATCGTCACTTCGCGCTACACTGCAAGCGGACGAGGACAACCCTGTTTCGGAGAACGCAGCGATGGACCTACGGGTGGCCATCTTAGTCTTGCAGTGGGTCACCGATCCGCAGGACGAGAACTCACTAGATGCAGTCATACTGGGTGCCTCTGACGAGGGGTCTGAGGGCTAATCCTGCTCAGGATAGTGATACGTCATCCATAGACGTAGCTTATCCAAAGCTCCGGCTCGGATCTGGCGGACGCGTTCGCTGGATAAGCCCAGCTCTCTAGACATATCTCTAAGAGAAGCTGGCTTATCCGCAGACCGGCCAATAGAGTACGACCGAGTAACAATGTAGCGCTCTCGGTTAGATAGGAACCTAAGCCATAGACGAGTAACCACGGTCAATCGCTTAGAATCCATGTCTTCTTCCGGGGTCTCTTCATAGCTGCCTACAGGAAGTTCTTCGGACCCTAGGATCGTAGCGTTAGGTTTAGCCGCAGGGGTACGAACGAGCCCTCGGTAGGTCTTGCGCATAGTCATAAGTACCCAGTGGCCGGCATAGGTGCAAAACCTGGTGCCATAGCTAGGGTCAAACTTATCTAGGGCTTGAAGTAAACCCACATTTCCATTAGCAATAAGCTCGGCCAAAAGATCGGGGTCTTTTCTGTCCCACATACTCTTGGCCATACTAAATACCAGCCTCAAGTTAGACTCTATAATTTGTGCTTTTAGCTGTTGTTTACGGTCTTTTGACGTGCTATGATCACGGTACTCTATTAGAGCTGAGGTCTCCTCCTCTCTGGTAAGTATCTTAACCTTGGAAAGGGTATTATAGTAGATGTCTAGTAATTCTGACTCGGTTGTTGGATCTACAAAGCTAGTCAAGCTACGCTCCTCCTTTAGTGAGGGGTTATCTGGTACTATGTTCTCCGGCGAAGCAGAGTATGGCAGCTCTGTAGACGTTGTACCTAGTCACATTTCAGTGATTAGAGAGCACACTACTGGATGTTCCTCTACAGATCTAGAGAGAAGCGTTTCAGGCAAAGCCTGTATCGACTGCTCTAGTTACCCGTATAGAGATACCACATCTCCGTGCCAAGTTAAATACCGTTTAACAGGCGTAGTTCACAGCCAAGCAGCTGAAGCTATTGAGCTAGAGTTCAGCGGTGTAAACGAGGTTACAGGAGAAGCTCTTTACAGGTTACTAAAATCCTATTGGGATAACCCTTGGGATGTGGTACTAACTCTAGTCTCTTCTAAGTCAGGTAGTCTGACAGTGAGGAGAAACCCTAACAAACCCAGCGAAGCAGAAAAATTAAAAGCTAAAGCTATCGCTAAAAACAGGAGCCAACATGGTTGATTTTAATAAGTTAAACACTAAGCTACAAAACGTCGAGGCTAAGCGCGTTGACCGTGACTACATCGGCGAGGGCCGCCATATCGTTCGTCTCGTAGGAGCCGAGACGCGAGAGACCCAGGCTGGTAAGGAGCTGGCGATCATCGAGGCTGATGTCATTGCCTCTAACGGCCAGCATACAGAGGGCTCCGGCGTTAAGCAGCTGTTCCCACTCAGCAACGAGCCCGCCTGGCGTATCGACCAGTCGCTCGGCCTAATCCGGGCGATGATCAACGCTGCCTGCCCTGGCGAGCAGATCGACGGGGACTTCCTCGCTAGCTGCCTCAGCGGTGGTAATCAGTCTGCCTTGTCAGGTCGTACGCTTATGGTTATCGCCAAGCGTAAGATCTCCAAGAACGAAAAAGCGTACTTGGACTTCTCCTATAAGTCCGCTTCAGAGAAGGACGCTGACACGCTACGCAACCAGGCACCAGTCGCAGCAACAGTGGCACAGGCTCCCCGTGTCATCTCTAGCTCTACAGCTAACGAGGCTCAGGAAGATCACTCACAGGATCAGGACGACGACGAGCCTCCCTTCGACCTCTAAATAACCCGAGGTCGCTAGGTAAACCACTAAAGAAAGGAGGCGGGCTATGACCCGTTTTTTTAGCTCTGGAGCTATCGATTTTGGCCCCTGGAGCCCCAGCAAAGCGGGAGTCTTGAAAGAGTGCCCGCTAAAGTACATATTCCAGTATATAGAAAAGCCAGGTATTCCTGAGGAGCAGCTTGCTAGCCAGGATAACACTGCCCTGGTTATGGGCTCAGCGGTACACAAGTACGCAGAAAATCTAACTGAGGGCAAGGGTAAGACTATTGCAGCGAAAGAAGCGTTTGTAGAAGTCCCTCAGACTAAGAAAAATCAGCTAACTATACGCTCCCAGAAGCGCGGAGTTCACGAGTTTATTCAGCGTATGGATAAGTTTAAGGCTGCAAACACTGTAGTCCTAGATAAAGCAGAGTTACGTCTGGCGGTAACGCCCAACTTAGACTCTGTAGATTTCTGGGACTACGGATGTGTGTTGAGAGGAGTCCTAGACAGACTTCTAATTATTGAGCGAGGCGGCAAGCATCACGCCATAGCTCTAGATCTAAAAACAGGTAGGCGGAGGCCTATTGAGGAGTATGCTCTTCAGCTAGAGTCTTACGGTGTACTAGTACACAGTGCCTATGATGTAGCGTCTGTATCTATGGCAGCCTACTTTACTAGTACGGGCGACCTAGATTGGTACACACGTAAGGTAGCGAAGTCTGACATAAATGCGGATAACCCTGTGTTTACAACTATAAACGGATTAATAGAAGATATATCGCCCTCTAACTACAACGTCGGAAGGCACTGTAACTGGTGCAACTACAAGACAATATGTGAACAGGAGCGCGATAACCTGTGAATAACTTACCCGTTAAAAAACTATGGGAAGATATCAGCCTGTCTCAGTGGAAAGATATACTAACCCACGTAGGTTCTGGTAACTCATGGTCTATTAAGGGTAGGGCTCTGAAAGGGTGCTGTCCGTTCCCAGGACACGTAGATGCGCGACCTAGCTGCTGGATAGTGCCGGATAAGGGCTTTATTAAGTGCTTTGGTTGCGGTAAGTATCAGTCTAATCCACTGCTTTTCATATCACAGATTGGAAAGCTTAGCTGGAGCGGGGCAGCTAGACTACTGCGCTCTAAGGGCGTAAAAACCTTTAGTAAAGCGATTGAGAAAGAGCTATCCGCTCAGGAAGACAGGTACTCTACTAAAGAAGAGCTTGCCTACGCATGTAATAGGGTACTCGTAGAGGCAGCTAAAGACCCTAATAACCCGGACTACATGTTTGCGCACAAGTGTGTAAACTACCTGGAGTCTCGCGGGATAACAAGAGACACCTTTGCTAACTTACCCATAGGTGTTTTACCGCCGGGAGTTGTACTCAATAGGTTCATAAACAGGACTAAAGAAGTCTATGACTATGTAAAGACGGTACTTACCCCTAGCTATATAGGCTCACTAGTATTCTTCTATCACAAGTCTCCCACCGAGATCAGTAGATTTAAAATACGAGGGGACTTCCTACGCCAGAACACTAGTCAAAAAGATGAGCAATTCATTCCGGATGACTCTGAGAATGGCATAGGATTTATAGGTTTAGCTAACTTTGTAGCCAGCATGGGTAAGCCTAGTTCTGGAGGTCTAGGAGCTATTTTAGTTGAGGGCGAGTTCGACGCCCTTGCACACCTAGTTAACTACCTTAAAGGGGTAACCTACGACATTGTGCTTGGGGTTGGAGGGGCCGGAGCCTCTAGCCCAGACGTACTTAAGTCTACATGTGGAATTAGTAAGCTGCTTATAGTTGCTGATCACCCCGAGCACGGCGGTGACGGTATAGCTAAATCACTTATGAAGTCGACTAGCCTGTCTTGTAAGGTATTCGATTGGCCCGATGAAGTTAGCGCTAAAGACCCGCATGAGGCCATTGAAAAGCACGGTTGGCAGACTTGGATTGAGTCTCTAAACAAACTCCTGCCTACACAAACTACTACTAGCGAACGAGCTAACTTTGTTCCTGCGTACAAATGGCTTATAGGTCAGACTAAAGCCGAATTAGCTAAAATAGAAAGCGATGACTTACCCGAGGTTAAGCGGGTAGTTGCCTCTAATGGTGCCTGCCTAAGAGACCCAGATAGTCAGCGTCTCTACTGTATAGAGTGTGCAAAGTTCGTACCGTTATCCCTAGGAACTTTGCTAGAGATAGTGGTGGGTCAAGATGATAGCGAAGAGGGGTTTATCTCCCGGATAACTCAAGCGCTATCTGAGGAGATCTACTTCGTAGGTATAGAGGGTATAAACAGTACTGAATGCACTGTCCGTGGCTGGTCTAAGAAAACTAAGACACCTATAGCCTGGCGTATAAGTAGGGTTAATGAGTTACTGGGTAAACTAGAGTCTGAACTAGGCCCAGCAGCAGACTGGCTACGAGATAATGTAGGTATACCTAGAAGCTTAGCAACTAAGGTTATTGGTAAAAAGGTAGTAGCTCTTTCGCTAATAGATCTAAACGTAAAGATGGAGAAATATTTAAAGTACGCCGTAGGCCGGGTAGTCCGGGGGCTACCTTCTACTTCGTCTCTAGAGGAGCTAAAGTCAGGCTCTCATTATATAACTGTTAACTTCGACGGCGATGTGGAAGAAAAGTGCTGGGCTATTGTAAATGGGTCTGACGTCTATATAGGTAGATTCGGGGACAAGGGAAAACTATCCTGGGCTTTACTAGATGGGCCTAAGGTTGGTAACTACACCTTTAACATCATAAAGCAGCCTTGGAGTAAAGTCATAGATGGCTGTGCTACTTTAGAAGAGGGTAGCCTAGTTGACCTTGAGGAAACCTACGACTTCATAGTTAGCAGCATCTTTAACTCTTGGAAGCTAAAGGGCGGGCAGGAGGACGCGGAGTATATCGCCGCGGCTATGATGCTAACTCCTGTCTCAGGGTGCCTACCTCACCCTCTGTACACCATGCTTAACGGCCAGAGAGGCTCTGGTAAATCCAAGTTGCTAGATTTAGTCGGAGGTAAAGATCCGAAGTTTAGACTACTAGAGTCTACCATAGATATACCCGCTAGCTATACAGCAGCCGGTACACGCAAAGATGTTAACCGCTGTGGGTTAGGACTAGTGCTAGACGAGTTCGAGGACACCGGGGACGACAGACAAAGCAGAACGGTTAGGGAGATTCTTATTGACCTACGTGCCCTTACATCTAGCCCTCAGTCTAAAATTACCCGAGGTAATGCCGAGTCTAAAGAAGTAACCGAGTACATTATCAAGTCTATGATCTGGTGCTGCGGTATCCAATACCTTAGAGATGAGGCTGATATATCACGATTTATGCAGTTTGAGTCTATTAGGGTCGAGGATCACCCTCACCCACACCTGAACATGGATACTCTTTTTGGTGAAGATACTCTATTACACTTTAAGAGAAACATCAGTTTGGGCATGTACCCTAGAACACCTGAACTCGTTAAAAACATAAACGAGCTTCGGGAGCACTATAACCGAGGCGACGTTAAAGATGCTCTAGCAGCCCACGCAGGTATGGCTGTGCCTTCTAGGCTACTAGATAGTATAGTTATTACGTCAGCCCTAGTTAAGCTAGTAGGCAGAGATCCCCACGACTATATAAAAAGAGTCGTTAAGAAGAACCTCGGTCTTATTGGACGTATATCTAGCTCAACACATACCAAAGATCTACTAGATCAAGTACTTAGCGCTAGGGTAGAGCACAAGCGACCTGGGTCCGACTCACGCACCACCGCTATACGTACTATACTAGCCGATCGTACAGAGCGCTTCCGTCTTATAGACATGGATTGTGGTCTATCCTACACCGAGTTTAAAGACGTAGATGCTAGCGGCACTACTAAGATGGTCAAGATGCTAGTAGTTATGTGGCCTGATGTTCTACAGAACATACTTAGCAAAGTGCCTAGGTTTTCTAGAGAAAAAGCCGGTAGGCTAAAGCGGATGGGCGACTCTAGTGACATAGCACTTAAATATAATACCGTGCGTAAGAAGGTCGAGAGTATGCGCTCGCTTCTTAGGCCCGGTATTACTAGTAATGACATAACTCTGTACGATATATCAGAGTTAATTGACTCCTGGGATGTGGAGGTACAATGAAACCAGCACGCTGCGCTAGCTGTCCTCTATACCGCGATACTTACATAGCACCACTCGGGGCTAATGTAGGTGCTAAGGTGGTGTTCTTATTGGAAGCACCCCCTAGCTGGGCGAGAGTGTCCCTTAGCGGAAAAGAAGCAGACTTACTAAAAGTCGTACTATCTACTGCAGCAGAGCAAGATACCACAGGCACCACTGCGGATATGATTAACTCAGCTCTGTATATGTACGCTCTTAGCTGCGCCTCTAACACGCCTGCCTCTGTTAAACTTATTAACAGTTGTTCAGACAACGTAGGGGCCCAGCAAGTTATAAACTCCGGGGCAGAGGTGGTAGTTGCCTTTGGGGCTAAGCCACTTAGTTTCTTTGGAATTAAAGACAAGCATTCCAACCTCCTGGGGGGTATGCGGGAAGTCAGGTTTCATGGAAAAAATCTAAAGCTGATTACTACGTTCTCAGTATCTCAGCTACTAAGAGAGCCGGGCATAGCCGACATTATGGCTAAGGACATTCAGAAAGCAGCCCTAGCTGTAGCTGGAAAACCTCTGGATCATATAGACATACCCGAGCTAATTAAGGGGTACGACATACCTACGTCTCTAGAAGAGGCGATTAGTATAGCCGAGGAGTACTGCTCTTACTCCAAACCTGGCAAAAAACTAGCACAAACTATGATGGCCTTAGACTTCGAGACTAATACCCTTTACAACTACTGGGATAAGTCTAGAACTATTGCTATCTCCGGTGCGGTAGCCCCGGGTAAGGCGTTTGCGTTGTACGTAGACCACAAGGATAGTCCTTACTCGTTCAGAGATATAATACCCTGGGTATGGAAGATTCTACAGTCTGACCATCCCAAATGCTGGTGGAACTATAAATTTGACTATGGAATCGCCGCAATAACGCTACTACGGCAGACCTATGAGGCTATGGCCGAGGACTCCTCGGGTACCCTCAGGTCTAAAATAGAAGAAGTTACCGGTAGAGACTTTAACGAGATACTTGCTAACCCCGTAAACAACACTCAATGGGATGGTTTACTTGGTGAGCATATGCTAGACGAGAATAAGTCTGGGCACTACTCACTAAAGAGCGTTGTACTAAAACACTATCCCTCTCTTTCCGGTTACGAGAAACCCCTGCACGAGCAGATTGCCTCGGCTAATGATATACTAGTAGCTAAGTACGAAGCTGACGCTACGGACAACGCTCTAGTAGGGCTGCAAAAGCTTTCCCCTACAGGTAGTTCTAGCGATCTGAGTACTGAGCTAGAGGAAATCAAGAGGATTAGTACTAAACTAAGGGCGGATAAAAAGTCTAAGAAAGCCAATGCCTCCCTAAAAGCTACTATAGACAGCACTATAGACATTCTTAAATGCCGATCAAAACATATACGTAAGGTTAGAACTGAAGTATCAAAGATACTTAGGACAGTAACGTCTATAGATCAGGGTATTGAATTTAGCAACCCACTTCACAACGCGGCTACCTTTGAGGACGTAGAACCCAAAGTAATGCTGCCGTATGCCGCTATAGATGCGGACCTAACTCTTCGTATAAGCGATAGTCAACGCAAAAAAGCCTGGGCTGAAGACCCTAAGAAGGTAGCTGACAAAGAAAATCGTGACTATATGATGCTGCTTATGGCTAAACACTACATACCTCTTACCTATGTACTTAGCGACATGCAGACAGAGGGTATTCGTATAGATAGGGCCTACCTACTATCCGAAAGTGATAGACTGTTGAATAAGGAGACTACTCTAGAAAAAGAGCTAGTATCACAGATAGCTAGCGATCTAGGTAGGGACATAAATGATATTGTCCTTCATAATCCTACTGAACTAGCCAACCTTATGGTTGGCGGGTATGGCCTACCTGTGGTCGCAACCACTGACTCCGGTGAAGCTTCCAGTAGCAACGTAGCTATGGAAGCCTGGGCCAAGCTAAATCCGATAGCTGACAAAATACTTGAGTATCGAAAGGTCGCTAAGGCCCGATCTACTTATGTACAGAATCTATTGACACTATCAGACTATGATTCCAGAGTTCATGGAAACATATGGGCTAATGGAACAGCTACAGGACGCTTGTCAGCCTCTAAACCAAATCTACAAAATCAGCCCCCAAAGCTAGGTGGCACGTTCATTAAGAAAGCGTTTGTTCCTACCGATACTAGCTCAGAGGCTACGTCCTGGGAGGTACACCTACGACGTAAGTATAAGTGGGCTGTAGGTGAAGAAATGTGCATAGTAGACCTAGACTTTGCAGGAGCAGAGGTTAGGGGCCTAACTGTGTATGCCCAGGACCCTGCTCTGCTAGACGCCCTTAATAGGGGTCTGGATATGCATAGCTGGGTAGCTAGCATAGTTTTTGACCTAGACTATGACTCTATAAATATGGCCAGGAAAGTAGACAAAGCTAAGCAAAACGAGACGGAACAAAAGCTCGTTACCAATAGACAGCACGCTAAAGCTATAGTATTTGGACTTATATTCTGTATAAGTGCACCTAAGCTAGCTAATGACTTAAAGATATCCGTAGCTGAGGCCGAGGGCCTCATGGCCATGTTCTTTCAAAGGTTCCCTAAGATAAAAGAATATATCGAAGGGACTAAGAACAGGGTCGTAAGGGAAGGGATACTTCGTACCCCCACAGGGCGAGCCCGTAGATTCCCATTAGCTAAAGCAGGGGGAGCAATGGCGGCCTCTAGTCAACGTCAGGGTGTTAATTTTCTAGTACAAGGATTTACTTCAGAGATAGTAAATAGGGTGCTGATAAATCTACACAGACACATGCACGAGGTCAGGGGCAGGCTAATGATCACAGTACATGACTCTATAGTGTTTGAAATGCCTAGAAAAAACCTAGGTATGTTAGACCAATTTTTCTCTAAAAGGGTGCGGGAGTTCATACAGCAAGAATTCCCAATGGTGCCTGTAGACCTGCCCTACGACGTAGAAGTGGGACCTACATATGGAGAAGCTAAACATAGCATAGGAGCATACGCGCAAATGTAGCCCTAACTGTGTTATAAGTTAGTGCTCTATTGAGCATACTAGTAGCGATGAATCTTAAGAAGTAACTTCTCAGTACCATCTTTGGACGAAGTCCTGAACTTATGGACAGTTGTTCACCTTGTACTAGTAGCTAATTACTGGGAAGCAACTTCTCAGACCCAAGGTTGGTGTACCACCCGCTGCGCACGCCCCGGGATCCTGATGCATCACTTTGTACTAGTCCCCTAACTCTAATTACTAGTAGCTAGGTAAAGAGTAGGCACTACTCTATCCCCTGGCGGCCTACGGCTGGCTGCACGGTCGTCCAAGCACACGCATGTACTAGTAGCTAACTAGCCGCGAAGTTACTTCGCGGATCTATAGTTGGTGGGTAAACCCTCACCTCGTGATGTCGTCGGAAGACCGACAACTCCTTGTACTAGAACCTAGGCTTCATTACTCGTAGAAACTACGAGGTCCCTACTCGGGGCCGTGTCGCCTAACGGCGAATTCGGCCCAGCGGCGACGGGATGTCGACACTAAATTGCTAGGTAATAACTGACTTAGGCTTGACTTATGTGTAGGTTACCTGCACTCTCTAGGTCTGGTCTACGACCAGGGAAAATCCCCAGAAATCCAGGGAAATTACTATTTTGCTAAGTCAGGAAAAAACTAAAAATGGACGCTAAACAAGCCGCTGACCGAGCGCACGTATGCGGTGCTCATGTAGAAATCGCACTAAACGAACACCCCTTCATAGAGGGCGACGCGGATGCAAAGGAAAAGGTAAAGGATATTATGGCCAATATCTGGAATCTCTACCAATACCTAAACGCTAAAGCTGAGGCTGAGGAGCTCAGCCCCCCTGATAAAACTGCAGATCGTGAGTTAGTATCTTGCACGCAGCCCAGCTAAACACAGCCGCGTGCAGACAGTCATCAGGCGAGTTAGGCGAGTGGCGCCATACCTTCTTGCCGGAAGGCATCACCTCCTCATAGAGAGCAAGCATGTCTTCAAAAGCATCTTTCATCTCGGCCTCAGGTAAGAACTGGACACGACCTTGCTTCACGTCCAAGAAGAAACAGTCTATAAGAGTGGTACGATCCGCTAGGTACCTGTCCACTCCGTTCCAGTTAAGAGGCTTACTAGAGCTACCGTACTGCAACTGATAAAGCGGCTTACCTTGTAGGCTCTTATGTAGCAGCGAATTAGCGAGAGCTCCCTCACCAGCATCGCCTATTACTAGGTTAACTCCATACTCATGGAACGTGCGCGCTATGCGCTCCACGGCATCTACGGGATTGACGTCCTTGTAGATACAGTAGTGGTGCATGATGAACTTACCACCCGGGGATCTAGAGAAAACCCAGCTAACAGTGCGACTAAGTCCCTTGCTGCCTCCTCCACTCCAATCGACGCCCCCACAGATAAAACCTGCGGGAGACTGCCTGGGCTTACATGCCCGGAGAAGCTCGTCGATTGATATGAGCCTTGACCCTACGGCGTCACTAACGCCTAATACCTCATTCTTAAACTTACTCTCGGAGTAAGTGTCTAGCTTGTTAAGTATCCTCCCCCACCGGTGAGGCTCCATATTAGCGGGTAAGATAACTTGAGGTACATGGAACGCTTTGGTGTAGTACTTATCTTTCATGTCTACCCATATACCGTTCCTGGGATCTACAGGCTTTGAGCAGTGGAGACACTCTATGCCGTTCTTACCGATACCCTTAACCTCTCGGTAAAACGAGTACTTGTTACAAGCAAGGCACTTAATGCACCACTCACTCTGGGAACTGCTATCCCAGATAAACTGTATGGTGTTCTCTTGGGTCTTAGGTGTGCCCATGTAGGACACAAACCCATACTTAGAATTAGCCAGGCACTCATTAACCACAGGCACTACTGCCTCGTAGTCTATGTCCTGAACCTCATCGTATATGATCCTATCTGCGGATACTCCACGTACCCGATCAGGATCATCGGAGGCATAGTTAAACAGCAGCTCGGCCCCGTTACCCAGTACCTTCAGGAACACGTTGTCCGAGGTAACGGTGCCCATCAGCTCTTTAACTACAGGGCTATGTCTAACTAGCTTACTAATTCTAGTGTTAGAGAAAGTGCTAGTCTGCTTCAGTGTTGGCGCTATATACAGCGTCTTAAAGTGAGGTATCGCAATACTCTCACACACACTAAACGCAGCAGCGCTAACTGACTTACCCACCTGTCGGCCGCACATCAATAGGGTACTAGGCCACTCGCCCTCATAAAGGGCGTTATAGAAGGGGTAGTCATCTAAACTAAATGGAGAGCCGTCTAGCTCGAGCGTAGCCTCTGCTAGAGACTTTCTATCACAACTTAAATCCATAAGGAACACCATGTCCAACAAAGAAAAGAACTATGCCGACACCATCGGCGTTAGCCGTATTAGTATCGGCGACTGTCATAAGACCCTACTACCTATCATGCTTGCAGGCAATACGCCTTGCATGCATGGCGAGGCCGGTATCGGTAAGACCGAGATAGCCTTGCAGCTAGCCTACGCACTGGGCGTGAAGCGAGACGCCTTTGCCCCTATCATGGTAAGTCAGAAGCTTAGCTCTGACTTCTTAATCCCTTTCAGGGATAATACTGCCAAAGGCCAGTACTTCCGGATGCTTATGGCAGGCTGGCTAAAGCCTATAATGGAAGCAGGAGAGCGCGGGGAGCCTTCTGTGCTCTTCTTCGATGAGATAACTCGTTACCAGGATGCCGAGACTGCATCGGTTATCTTTTCTATCATCTCCGATAGAACCCTAGGCGAGTACAAGCTGCCAGATAACTGCTATATCTTAGCCGCCTGCAACCCGGATAACGGTAACTACCAGGTTAACGATATCCTAAATGACCCTGCTTGGCGCCGACGCCTAAACCACGTTGAGGTAGTGCACGACGTGGCTGGCTGGTTACGTTGGGCTAAGGAGGAGGGTGTCCATGAGTGGGTAACCGACTATGTATCTAGCAACATAGAGATGCTCCTAGATGAGAAGGCACGAGCTGCTGGAAAGATCTATGCTACACCCGCCAGCTGGGCTAGAGTTAGCAACTTCTTGCAGGTGAATGATAACCTGCTTAGCATGCCGGCCTTGGCTTCCTACGTAGGCTATGACGTAGCTAGCGACTTTATAGCTTACACCGAGGATAGTGAGTTCAAACTGTCTCCGGCTACTGTGCTTAGTGACTGGACCCAGACGCTAGAGGTACTTACTCGCATAGAGGAGGCTAGCCGCGGCGACCTGGTTACTAGGCTCGTGAGCTCTACGGTGATGTACCTATTTACCAATAAGCCAGACGCAGCTAAAGCTGCGAGGCCCTTAACTAAATTCTGGGCGCACATCAGCGCAGAGGCCAAGGTTAAGCTCGTAACCGAGCTATTCTCCGGAAAGGAGCGGGACGGTGACTCCTACCATACGCTCCTCATGTCCGAGGTTATGAAGTCGCCTCTCTGGGCCACTAAGATCCTGCCAGAGGTCAGGCACTGCATGGGTAGAGTCTAATATATAGGTGCTTAGGTAGCTAAGCTACTTTAGCGCATCTAATTTTTTAGATCTTAGCTTAGACATAGTGCCCACATATGTAGTTATTTCGTCTAACTTCCTCTTTAATACCGGGTTAGCTACGGAGTCAGATATCTCCTGGGGTAAGTCATAAAACCGCTCTAGTTGATCGCAGCATAGGGACAGCTCCTCTGGACAGTAGGGTATTCCCGAGTCGAATAGGCAGCCTGCCATATAAATCTTAGGATCCTCACCGAACAAGGGCTCTATGCCACTTGCGTTGTTGTATACCTGATTTAAGGCATTAAGCTCATTTAAGGTATACGCTACTTGCGCAGGGCTTAGAGGCTCCCAAATGCGTGGTACGGCAAGCATCCCGTTACTGGTTTGCCCTATACACATAAACGCTGCTGCATCCCATAGATAGACTGGGTTTAGTAGAGCGGCTATCCCCCCTAAGAGCCTATCTCTACCTTCCTCAGGAGGTAAGCACCCCTCATCCTCTAGCTCCTCAAGAATAGTATCTATCTCCCAAGTAAAGCAGGCGCCACCTGTTAAAATATCGCAGCTGACTACTAAAGAAGTTAAAGGAACAATATGCCTAGACTTAAGTAGTTCTATGGCCGCGTCTTTATTTGTGTAGGTAGACGTAGCGGATTGCATTACAAAGATAGCTCCTTAACTAGGGCCTGCTTCATATCGGCAGGTAGGGTATCTAAAATCTCTACTAGGGCATCAGGCATTATCTCTCCGTTTTCGGAGATCTCGGATACTATATCACTACCTAAAATGTCACCGTAAGCTTCAGGGCTAACAGCCAGTAACTTCTCAACGGGTACCTGCTTACCTGCTAATTCTAGCATAGGCTGCATGGCAGTCTTGGTATTAAATACAGTAGAAACTGGATCCAATAGCGTCCTACCATAGTATCTATTAAACCCGGCTAAGCTATCTAGCTCACCAATAGCATTAGATAACTTTATAAGGTCGTCCCGATCTACGGAGCCGTCTAGGCTGGTTACTACATGAGCAATCTTAGTATAAGCCTCACTAATTGCTGAAGTAGGCGCCTTATGTGCTCGGGTCTCTACCCAGTCCCGCGTCTCTTGAGTGTCACATTGGACTAGTCCCGCATATTTAAGAGTCCAGTTACTTACGTTTTCCCCTCTACGAGAAGCCTCCTTCACAAGCTTTAAGGCACCGTCGGTTAAAGACTTGCTAGACAACTTAGCTTGATTACGCTGTAGGGCTTCTTCTCCTGCGGAAATTGGGGTATTAGAGTAAAACGCTAACTTTTGCTGAGACTCTGCTAAATACATAGGAGCTTCTTCTTTATAGGAAGCTAATTTTGGTTGATTGAAGATATCCTTCGGTACATCAAACATATCTAGCGCTGTGTCTATCTGGACCATAACCGTGCTCGCAAGATTTGCCACTTTTGTGGCATAAGCCTTAGACAGCACCGCGTCTGCCGCTGAATGGACCGGGAACAACCTATTACCCGGGTCAGCAAACGCAGATACAGGCAAGGAGTTTCTAACATCTTCTCCTACCTGGGCTGTTTTAACATATTCCCTAATCTCGGGATATGTAGCTAGCACGTCTCTTAGGGAGGCGTAAGTAACATCAGTATTCTGATCAATCATGGAGGAATCCTTTGAGGAAAAAATTTGTCATTCCGACAGCTAGACCTAAGGTAAGTATAGCGAAGTCATACCGCACTTACCTAGCCAAACTTATGTCACGAGGTACATATAGCAGGTTTAACTTTTTTGCAGACATACTCAGCGGTCTGCAGACTCAGGAAGACGCCGCGACTAAGACATTCTCTATTCAGGTAAAGAATGGGCACTATCTCATGAAGTACTCTCCGGAGATGGTAGAGGCTCTAGACGAATACGGGGCGGGTATTGTCATATGCCACGAGCTAGGACATGCCGCTCTAGGGCACTTGCCTCGTATGATTAGGCTGCACGATATGTTCTCCGAGGACAAGAAAAAGCAGCTAGCGGCAGCCGCAGTTATACATGTAGCGGCTGACTATGCTCTAAACTCGTGGCTTATTGACGACTGTAAGATCTTTACACTTACAGACCTCAAGACGCGTATTGGTACGCCGCTAGAGGAAGGTCCTACATTCGAGGATAGCCCAATGGGAAGCTATGCGGGCATACACCCTAGCGACGTTGATCTACCTCCCTCTAAGAGTATGGAGTGGTATGTAGAGAAGCTAAGTGAGCGGATTATAAGAGAGCCTTGGAATGTGACAAGGCTAGTAAACCCCGAGGGAGGACAAGGAGACTCCGAAGACCAAGCGCTGGGTGATGGCCAGGGCAGCTCGGGTACCATAGGTAAGCTTAGTCAAGCCGCTGGAGCTATGACCTCTGAGCAACTAGATGAGCTATGCAAAGCAGCTGGACTGAATCCTGAGGAGGACATTGATAACCTCAACTCAGCAGACGGTGAGACTTCAGCCTCAGAGTTGGCAGATCAGCTAGAGCGCGAGTTTATCCGTATGATGCAGGCCTCGCTTGAATCTACTAAGAACCGAGGTACTATGCCCGGTAACCTACAGTCCTGGGTAGAAGAGCTTCTAAAGCCCCCAGTAGTAGACTGGCGGCAAGAGCTTAGAAACTACTGCAAGACAGCTAAACCCAGCCTAAAGAAGTCCACTATTGCTAGGCCCCGCCGTAAGCATATTAACCTGGGTTCCTCTATTGAAGTTTGCGAATATCCAGGTAAGCAGAAAAACCCTAGCTACCGGATCGTGTTTGCAATCGACACCTCCGGGTCGGTAAGTGACTCTGAGCTACAGGAAATATTTACAGAGCTACGTGGGATTCTAAACTCTAACGTGGGTACCGAGGTAACCGTAGTAGAGTGCGATACCCAGATCGGTAAGATCTATGAGCTCTCTGGGACCAGTGACGTAGACACTAAAGTTAGCGGCAGAGGCGGTACAAGCTTTGATCCTGTATTTGAGTGGGTTAACGGTAAGCCCTGGGCGGACGAGGTGTGCCGCAAGCACCCAGACCTTCTAATCTACGCTACCGACGGCGAGTGCAGCTTGCCTCCCCTAGGGATACGCATCCCACAAAACAAGGTACTATGGCTTATTAGCTCTAGAGGTCGAATTCCCTCTGATAGCTATTCTTGGGGCCAATCTACCGATAAAACTTCTGGATACGGAGACTATGGACGATTCATCAAAGTTAGTTCCCAAGGTTAGTATAGAGAAGGTTGCCGAGGGTGTGGCTCATATAATAGCTAATCCCGAGCTACTTCCTCATACAGTAGTGCCAGGTATATCTAGCACAGCTAAGTTGGTAGAACTCGTTGTGTTCCGAGATGAGCACTGTATGGCCAGTAACATGCACCTGCTCGGCCTTACATGGCTAGCAGACCTGTTCTCTAATGCCTGCGACCTCAGTACACTGCTAAACCATATCAGTAAAACCTCCCTGTTACTGAACGACTGGGATAAAAAGCAGATGTGGCTAGCTGTTCCACTAGAAAGAGCTAGCAAGGACCGCTACACTATGTCCCCTAGCCAAGGGTACTACGGTAACTTATCGTACCTAATGTCTTGTAAGACAGCTATTATCTATGACGCTATCAGAGATGTAGCAAGCCCTACACTAGAGGTTTGTCCGTTCTCCCTAGACCATTTAATGTCTAACTGCGAGCTGGGCTGCGGCAAGTGCTCTAAGGGGTTATTTGGTGTTTCCCCCTAGTAAGAGGTTATTAGCTAACTCTCTAGGGTATAGTCTAAAGGCCCTTACGTTTTTATGTAAGGATCTAGGGGAAAACAGCGAGACCTACTACACTCTTATTCGTATACCCAAAGGTAACGGTAAGTTCCGTAAGGTATATAAAGTAGATAGTAGACTTAAGCTTGTCCATAGCCGTATTAAGTCCTTATTAGAGGAGCGGCTGCCCGCCACGGGCAGCTCCTACGCATATGAGCCCGGCTGCACAGTAGCTGCCGGTGCCAGTCGTATGGGCAAGCATAAGCTACTAATTTCTGTGGACTTTAAAGACCACTTTAGCTCAGTAACTATGTGGCAAGTAACTAAAACACTAGAAGAGGCAGGCGCTAAGCCGGAGGTAGCATTTATGCTAGCTCGACTAAGCTGCATAACTAGGGGTAAAAGAAGCTTTCTTCCCCAGGGCAGTGAGATCAGCCCAATGCTTAGCAATAGGGTAAGTGAACATCTACTAGACCCAGTATTAGAGCAAGCTTTCCCGGGTGCTACTATAACCCGCTACAGCGACAATCTGTACTTTGGCTTTGACACTAACCTAGTTAGCGGCGTTAACACGATTAGTAAGGTTAAAGAGCTAGTACGCCTGCAGACCGGCTGGAGGTGCCACAAGTGTCGAATAATGCCTTACTACAAACGGCAGAGGGGCCTGGGTCTAGTACTTAATAAAGGAGCTAATATGCCAAGAGAGAAGTACCTAGCCTTAAAGGCCCTACTGCACAATCTAGCTCAGAAAGATCCCGAACAAGAACTAGTTCGGGCTAGAGAAGAGTTTGGTTTTCAAGAACTAAGTGTTGGAGAGCTACTCATTTCCCTGCACGGCCAACTATCCTATTGGCGCCAGTTCTTATCGCTAGCTAAGCATAACAAGCTATCTACTTTACTAACCAAAGCAAAGGAACGCAATGAACGAAAAACCAATAGCAACGGTAGCTAAGCTACCCAGCTTATGGCTAGGCTGGCATGGGTCACAACCCATGTTTAGCGGGCATGAAGAGCACACAGACTACCGAGGATACTGGTCTCTAAACAGTAGCCAGGGTACTACCGACGTAGGCGCTATAGTAGTAACTGAAGTTACTGAGTCGCTAGTTAAGGCAGCGCTAAAGCACAGCCCTTTAGTCCTATGCGCTAAGGCTAAGGACTTAGCCACGTACCTATGGAAGTTGACGCAGGAATTTAACTACCGTAGAAGTTCACTGCGATCAATTGAAGCCTCGTCATATGCGGAGGCGATGACAGTGGTAGCCGGCCATACCGCACCCTTTGAAGACAACGGTTTACCTCGCGGGCTAGAGCCTACAGAGAATAGCTGGGTCTTGATATCTGGGATGCCGGATTTCTTAGTTGCAAGTCTGTGGGCTAGGCTTACAGACGGCGGTATTCTAACAGGCTACTATGAGGAAGAAGGGGTACTACAAAAACTAGAACTGTCAAACCTGGATAGCTATTGCGAGGACTATCGAGTTCTCCTACCTCTAGGTTGCCTTTCGTGCCCTGCTAATAACAAGTGCGCGTCTCACCTAACAGGTAACGACTTCCCTATCCCTGAAGTAGACGTAAAGCAGCTAAAGAAAAGCATCGCTAGATTACCCGATGTGGCTTCTGCACCCCCCAGCGTACTATCTAGGCACTCTCAGAACATATCTGTGGTGGATATAAATATGGCCGGGGCTACGAAGATGCTACAGGTACACCGCGAGTTAACGTCCCTCAGGGCTGAAGCTAGAAAATTTTATAAGAACAACTGTGATAAATGTTCTTTAAAACTTGTGTGTGGGTCTAATAAGCTAATTACTCAGTCCGGTGAAAAGTCCGAGCACATGGGTAAACTATGTAGTGGTAAAACTACCGTTGAGACTGCAGTTACCCTAGACAACTATACCGAGGTGTTGCCTGCCTTGGTGGGTATGCTAGACAACTTAAACCCAGTAGGATATTCACCTGACGCTTCTAAGCCTAGAAGACTTAAGGCCGCTTTGCAAAAACTGACAGAGTGGATAGCCACGGGCTCACAAGTGCCGAGAGAGCTAAGTTACTACCTAACTACAGACAGATATGTGATGCCACAAGAGTTCATGGACTTGGTAGACGTCCTAGATCTACGCGGTGGCTACGCTTCCTATGAGAATTGGGCTAAGCCCTGGGTATCAGACATAACTAGCGAGGTAGCTAAGGCTGTACACATGGGTAAACCTAAGAGTTCTGGCTGGCTTGTACTTGGTCCAAGACAGCTAAATACGTCCTACAACTCATACCCGATACATTACCGAGAGCTGAGGTTTGTAGATGTTAAGCTTAGCTCAAGGATAGAGGGTATCCCGTCCTCTCGGGGTTACACTAAAAAACTAGGTAGAGCCCAAGCTAGACTTAACCTAATCTGCTACCTTATACGCGCACTACTCTTACCCAATTCTGTTATCCGTAGTGGTAGCTTTGGAAATAAAAAATCCTATGTCTGCTCAGGTGTTCTCTACCATAGACTCTGGAACGCATTCACTACTACCCACTCTACTACGACTGTTCCTGATGGGAAGGCAGCAGCCTATCTTGTAGAATCTACTAGTTATGCTTTACAGGAGGTTCTAGGAGGTAGATACGGCCCTAACTACCGACTCGCCAAGAACTTAACTAAACTAAAGGAGGTATTATAATGGCTAAAATAAAATTAAGCCACCTAATGGCTAAGGTCCCTGCCGCCAAAATTAATCTAATTAACCTATCCTTCGAGCTGCACGAGCAGTTAGGCTGGGTTATAGCCGAGTGCGAGCTATGTATGGGCGATGATGATACGGAGTCCGCAATAACCCTAACCATACCCCTGCAGCTTAGTGACAAAGAAATCTTAGAGATGCTAAGCGTAACTAAAGTAGAGGGTAACACTAGGCGTAGGATATCTCGTGGAGGTAAGTAAGCCTCTACGCGAGACTAGCCTAGTTTCTCTAGTGGGTAATGATGAACATGTAAGCATCTATACCCCCCTAGAGGATACCGTTGACTGCACCTGGGAATTGCATGTTATGCCCCGGTATAATGAACTGGTGAGCAGATCACAAAGCGCCTTAACTGTAACTAAGAGCCTTATCAACAGATTTTCGGATATTGATGAAGATCTTAGTAGATACTCTAGCCCCGATTATGGCAGTCTGCGTAACTCTATAGATAGCCTCCTACATGGCTCCTGCTTGCCTAGGCTAGACATCCTAGAGCTAGATCCTACAGGCAAATACTATGAAGTAGCCCCGCATATGACCTCTGCTATAACCGCGTATACCGCAGTAGGAACTAAAGTACCTAGTACTATAACCGAGAAAGAGTGGCTAACAGCTACCCTAGTCTGCGGTAATCCCGCCCAGTTTGTTTGTGTCATTATAGGTGATTCAACGCAGGCCTACACGGTGCTTGGTAAATCACTTAGCAGTATACGCAGTATAGTTCTAGACACATATGGTATTATGCCCAGTGATAACTCGTTACCACTGTCTATAAAAATACCAATGGTAGCTGTAGAGTTCCCCGAAGCCCCAAAATACACTGAGTTAGTGGGATTACTTTACAGCCGAGACCCTGAAGATCTAGACTCACTATGGCTAGGTGACGCCTTAGCTACAGCGTATGGATCTCTTTACTCTATAGCGCGCTTTGATTCTAGGGTGTTTGGACTAGATACACTAGGGACTAAGGTCACCTCGAAATTTGCGTATACGCAAGCCTCCTGGGGGCTCGCTGATGCTAACGGCAACACTGTACATATTCCGTACCGATACCCACTACTAGTAGCCCTACTAGCCAACCTAGGCTGCGGGGGAGCACGTGACCACGAGCCGGGGCCTGTATACCTGTCTACTATGCTGCGAAGTCCTACTGTATGGAAAGACGCCATTAATCTTAGGGAGCAAGTTCTACTGGGTAAAAGCCCTTATCTAGGTTCAGCTGCACATTTGGCCTCCAACGTCAGGTCTGCCATGGTTGAGCTTTATGCTCATACATGTAAAAACTGCATTAGCTTTCCCCCGGCCTCTGAGTTCCCTAAGAGAACAGAAGCTAGTAAAAAGTATTGGTACTGCTTTCAGGCCTATAAGAAAAAAGCAAGCCTATCTGCTTACCTAGAGCTAGGCGAGGCTATAGTACACGCCAGCCTAGTAGAAAATAAGGGCGCTAAGCACCTTAGTGCACTATTTCCTGACCTAGATCTGAGGCAGCTTATCCTAGACTCCTCAGATCTAGAACAGGTAAGCATATCGGTAGCCGACAGCCTGGATTGTCCTGAGTTGATTAGCTGTGCCTGGTCTTTAGACAAGGTGGCTGAGGTTCTCGGAGGTTTGACTCTTACTGACGCCGCCGGCCGTACAGTAGCAGTCGATGACCTTATCCATGCAACTAGAGTGAAAATGCTAAGTCTAATAGAAGACATAGCAGACAATTCACCTCATACACTAGTTAAAGAAAGAGACCTTAGCTCGATTATTACGGATATCAACCGTAAGCTGCTTAACTTAGGGACAACTACTGGCTGTGATTTTATCAGTAACACAATCGGTAGCCTTGCAATAGTGTACCCGTCACCTCTTATACCCGAGGAAGAAGATGGCACGGCACTAAGGGAACTAATTAAGTTAATGGACGTTGAGGGCGTTCCTAAAGAGCCCATACATAAGGTAATCAGGCTAGTTGCCGCTATAGTAGCAGTACCCCCCATATTCGGCACGGAAGAGTGGGGGAGCTATAATAACTACATCACCCGCAGCCACGCTCGACAGCTAGCTTCTAACTATCTACTAAGCTTACTAGACTGAGCTTGGATCTAAATTAGGGCAGTAAAGGGTAAGCTGAGCTAACGCAGCCTCCTCTGCCTGGGAGGCAGCTTCCTTTGTACGCTGCTTTTCATTTAGGTCCGAGAGCTTAGAGGCTAGGGCATTAGCGGCAGCTGCCAATTGTACTTGTGCGTTATTACAGTCTTGACTAGCGGCTATGCTGAGTTGAGCTAGATTAGCCAATAGAGACAATCCCGAACCATTAACAGAGGAGTCTATGTTAGAGGTTGCTTCCGAGTCATAAACTAGGCCAAGTCTAACAAAGTCATTCTCTAAGTAAACTTTTAGAATTTCAAGAACCGCTTGAGCATCAGAGTCCGCCAGATCTTCAGAATTATCTCCTGCGGTATCAATAATATGCCCTAGGGTTGCGGCATAACGGTTACCTATGGTCTGGACGAGGGTACTCATACCAGTTAGCTTTTGAGCTAAGCTACAAAGCTTAGACTCACATTCCTCCCGAATATCTTTTATAGCCTGAGCAAGATCATGGGCAGTCTGTGCTACCTCCTGCGAGTCCTCAGCAGTTACTCGCACATCTCGAGCAGACTGGTATTGCTGGATATATTGGTCCCGTAGCGAGCTAACTTCTTCGGGGTAGGGGAAGTAATGAGAGTCCGACCCTACAAAAGAATTCTTAACCCTTAAGTAGGTGTCCACTAGGTTATTAATAGTATCCCTAACTACTGAGGCCGCTGTGGTGGCCACACTCAGATTGTCGAAAGTAATTCTATTAACATTAGAGCGATACTTATTGGATCCCCTGGCTAACGCAGACTCGCGGTCGGGGGCGATAAGATCAAGATCTGCAATAGTGGCGTAATTAGAAAAAGTGTCACTACCTGCGCTATCCCCATCTACTATGTTGTTAACAAAAAGATTAACTAAAAACCGAGCGTCTCGGGAGTCTCCTGTATAGGCTGAGTTTATCTTAGCCTCGGTTATGATAGCATAGAGAACGGTACCATCTTCATTGAATACACCCTTACGTGTCTGATCAACCAGTATAGGCTTAGATTCATTACTCATCTAATAGTCTCCTGAACACTGCCATCCTCTAGAGGAGTATCAAGCATGGTAACGGGCATCTTATACTCAGTTCCTGAACTACTATCTACTAGCCCGATTTCGGTTATAGCAGAGCTAAGTAACTTAACCACACACGCCCCACTAACTACGCGATTAAGAGGAGATATAAGGTCGAACTTACTATCATCTATACTTGATATAAGCTGAGTTGTAGCGGGCCTACCTACTATCTGAAGAGAAATAGTGTCACCCTTTGTAGCCACTAACGACTCTAAGCTGGCTTCGCTTTTTTTAGCTGATAAATTTATAGCCACAAGCCTAGCTGTCGGTACAGGCGTATCGTACACACTTGCATTTGACTTGAGTACTGCGAGAGTACTCTCTAGTGCTGACTTAGCTAGTTCATAGGTATAAAAGTAGCGAGTTACTTGGCTAGACCTATAGCTAATCCAGGCGTAGTAATCCTGAATCTGAGTATCTAGCTCGGTTCGAGAGGCTACACTCTCTGACTCTAGAAGGGTTCGTATAAATACAGGCGTAGAGGTACTTTCAGCTAGGCTGCTACCTGCGTCTACATTTTTCTCTAGAAGAAATGGCCTGGGATTAACATTTCTTACGGAGTTTACTGTGATATCTAGTTGCCAGTAACCTGGATACTCTTCTTCTGAAGATCCCCTGAATACCAAAGACCTAGTTATATTGTACTCTTTACTCATTAGTTAGACTCACTCCCTGTAAGGCTAAGAGTTACTGTACCAAACTCGTTTGTATTGTGAGAGTTTTCTATTTCATCTAGAAGGGCATTTACCACCCTTGGTACCCCGTCTTTTAAATCTTTAATGTGGGATAGGGAGTTGGTATGGTAGGTAAACTCGCTTGTTCTATAGGCGTCTGAGTCTGTAAAAGAAGAAGTACCATAGTTAGCTAAATCCCGTAAAGAAGCTACCCTACTATAGGTGTAACTGTTTACAGCAGGGTCTTGGCGTGTCATCATAAATACCTCAGGCGCTATGCCTTTAGCGAGAGTAACTTCGATCCTAATGTAATATAGTAGAGGAGACGTAGGATCCTCGTCTCTAGTGCCTGTTGTAATAGCCAGTTCAATGTTAGGAGTTTCCGCCATGCCAAAGTACTTTCTTGGTATAGACCCCAGCGCCACTAGCACTGGGCTAACCATTCTATCGGAGGGACCTAATTACGTTAAGACTATGCGTATACGGCCCGGGAAGAAGAGAGATGCCGAGAGACTACATCATATAAGCGAAGAGATAAAGTCCTTTGTGGGCGATACAATTATAGAGTTGTGTGTGCATGAGGCCCCTTCCTATGGGTCTACTCATAAAGAGTTCATCCTTGGGGAAGCTCTAGGAGCCATAAAACTAACCCTAGCGCAGCTTAATATACCGTGTATAGGGGTAGCCCCCACTCAGCTTAAAAAGTACTTTACCTCTAAGGGTACAGCTACTAAGCAAATGATGATAGATCAGGCACTATCTCTAGGATGTGACTCCGATCAAGAAGACATCTGTGATAGCTACGCTGCTGCGACACTGTGTAAGGACATAATAGTAGGGCCTATTCTAAACTCTAGGGCTAGCAGAGAGATTAGGCTGGTCCTGGGTAAAACTTTACTCGATAAAAATATCTACCTCTGCAATAAAAGCACCTGAGGTTATATTACCGTCAGAAGTAACTAGCACGTCTATTGATCTAGGTAAAGAAGTATTCTCACCAGTAGTTTGCCTAGCTGTACCTCCACCATTAATCTCTATAAATGCTCCGTCCTCTATAGAGTTTCTAGAAAGTGTAATAGACTTTGTGAAAGGGGTATCTACTGAGTTGAACCTATACACAGTTGAGAACACAAAGTTAGTGCCCTCAGTAACAAACTCGACCACTAGCTTAAACCTAACTTCAAGCAGGTGCATGGTGTAATTCCCGCCTGCGACATTCAGTACCCTTTCTAGGTAGTCGCTATAGTCTGAACTTGTAGCCCTAATCTCGTTGTTAACCATATCGGTAATTGTTCTTAGGGGGAAACTTAGGGTATGCTTTCCCTTATAGTCGGGAGTACGGCTAAGATCTTCTCTAAACAAAAAGACCTCTAGCTCGTCTGTGTCTTCCTCAGTAAAAGCAGGTAGTACCCCATCTACAGGTGTGCCATATTTATTTATCTGAGTACCATTACCCAGATAACTAGGTACTAATGAATAGTTACGGTCTGCTACAGAAATAGAATTTTCATGTAGTCTAACCAAGGGGACGTAAGAGTACCCTGGATCTAGTAGACGCGGTTTAACTAAATACCCTGAGTAGACTAGGTGAGACTGTAGGGTAGTAGAGTTTGCGGCCTCAGTTGAGTCTTGGTATATTCTTAAAACTAAGCTGCTAGTTGGAAGTTCATTAAGTAGCTCTGGGTAAATAGGTGACGTAGCTGCTGTTACTCTAAGTACTATACTGTTCGCTCCCGACCCGGGTAATATATGACTTACAATGCACTCGGCTCCCTGAGGGGTACCTGATAACTTAAGAGTTAGTGAATTATCGTCACCATCTCGTATAGATAAAGACCCCTCCTGGGTTAGCGTAATTCCCATACCCTCAAACTCTGACTCTAGTAAAGTTAAGAAACTATCTACGCTTGTTTCGGCCACACTAAATAACTCTATGTCTGTATACATAGGTAGCTTGACTAGTTCGGGGACTAGCCCCGGCGTAAAGTTATCTAGGTATTCATTACCCAGGCTCTGAGCAGAGTTACTTGGGAGTATAAGGTCTGGGTAGTTAAGTAAACTCTCAGAGGAACCAGTGTGCCTAAGAGGTATCTTTGCGTAAATCCCGTCACCCGGAACAGCCAAGTTAGTACTTAATACTCGCTGATTAGCAGCCACTCCGTCGGAAAACAAATTTCCTAAATCTGAGCCGGAAATAATATACCTACCACCGGGAACAGACTTAGCGTAAATGCTAATGCTGCAGCTATTAAGCTCTACCCTATAATACTTAACTAGGCTTGGGCTAACCGTGCCGTCTTCTCTAAGCTCTGTCTTTAAGGTAACACTAGCCAGGTCGGGGTTGCTAGAAGCGAGTACTGCCTTCGCGCCCCCCGTATGTAAATGCTCAAACGTAAGCTGATCAGAGTCCCTTTTAATCTCATCTGTCCTGGCTTCCAGATCTACAGATGAGGCATTTAGGTTATCGGCATTGATAGCCTGGCCATTAGAGATATAGGTAATTGTTCCATAGGTAATACTCATAGTAAGATCCCTCCTAGCTAGGCTCTTGCATAGTTATAGTCCAGGTATAGCGAATAGTACTTCCCTCACTTGCCTGTACGGGGTTATGGGCCTGGTGTGCAAACATAACAAGATTATCTTCGTCAAAACTAGGGTCAGTTGGTTCCAGAGGTATACCCATGTCTGCTTGTTCGCTGAGTGCGGGGCAGAGTAAGGCAGCTTCAAAGTAGTTATAGCTCTGAGTATCAGCAGTTACATCAAAGCTACATATAAACTGAACTGAGTACTCACCAATATTCGCATTAGTTAACTTCCGGGTTACCGTGGTCTGGGTGGCCATCTGTGTATCTGTCGCTGACACAGATACGCCTCCTGCCTCAGTACTTGTTAGTACGTAGCCAAGCTTAAGGTAGCTAACAGTTAACCTATTAGAGGCCCCGTGATTACCTCCAAGTGGTATGCTAGGCCTTGCTGAGTTTGTACTACTAAAAGTGTCTCCCTCAGCAGTTAACCCTGCTCCTACTATATTACCTAAAAGTATCTTAGGAGCCTCTAGCACTAGAGTATTGGGCGTCTCATGTACATAGGTTACGTTACCTTCTTTGATAACTTCTACTTTAACAAACCCTCTTACTTTGGGTACTAAGCTACTCATATGATCTCCTTAAATACTACTAAACGGCTCTTCTAGACCTACCTGCAGCCACTCAGACAGGGTGTTGGGGCTGAAGTTATATAGATCAGTATACTCTGGGTACGAAGCGCCTACTACCATAAGTTTCGAGATAGAGCCTACGTAATTAGTAGCTACTACTATATCCCAGGTAGACTGCTGGCCTAGGATTAGCAGATCGACTTGGGTGTATCCCGATAAATCTAAAACTAGTTCATCAGATAGCTCTAGTAGTAGTTCGTCTTCAGAATAACCCCTAACCTCTGTAGCTAAGGGTGAGCCGTCCACAGGACTTACTAGCTCAATACCCATGAAGTTACTTAGGTTATGGCCCACGCTCATAACTCTGAGTAGCAGTCCTGAGGTTCCAATACCCGTGTAACTTTGGGTAACCAGGTCTTCTGCTAGACCATCTACCTCTACACTAACCTCAAGCGAGTCCTCAGCTGTAGGCATAAAGTCTACTAGGTCATTTGATATAACTGGAATTATTACCTTTGACAGGTCTCTCTGCGCGGCTACTATATCACCGGAAAGGTAAGATGCCTTAGTATCTAAGTCGTTTAAGCTAGGTACGAGAAGAGCTATCTTTGTAGTTAAAAAGTCTCTAGTTAACTTATAGGAAGTAGGGTAAGCCCATCCTTCCGGATTTTCAAGACTAGGCTTATCATAGTAGTCGTCCTGTCTGCTGCTATCCGGTATATACAGCTCGTAATCCCCTAGCCGGTGGTTAGGCATACCGCCTACAATAAACCGGGTCCTACGTGTTGTAACTTCCCTGCGGGATACTTCTGGTACATCCCAAATAGACCTGGGTAATACTATGCCTCGGCTGTACCACTCCGATAGGCCTGAGGTTAAATCTACTACCTGACTTACCGGATTAATAGCTCTGCCCTGAGGGTCTACTGCTAACTGGTCGGGGCTAGTTACAGAGAACGACCCTCCAGTTATGCTAATAAATTCATTAGACAGATAGTACAGTTTAAGGCTGGGAAGACTTGATAGTTCCTGCAGGGTAACACTCAGTTGAACAACTAGAGTATTATGGCTACAGGCAAGACGAACTATACCTACAACTGTATCCTCGGGGTCCTTTACGTAAACAACTATATCGTTACTGAAGGCCCGCTTGGCTATAGCATATGCCGAAGAAGCTAGGCTTACTAAGGCACAGCTAGACATAGAAATCCTAGAGCCGTCTCTAGCTAATATACTAAGTGTATTAGACGCTACAACCCGGTCTATAGGGTATCCGGGTAGTATAGTGTAGTCAGTTAGGTAAGATACTAGTCTGTTGTTAATTAGGTCTAATACGGATAATGTATCATTTAAAGAGCTGAAAGCTATAGTGTCTGACCCGCTTAAAATATCTTCAGTTTTAGAGAGCCTAGCTGCGCTAAGGCCTAGCAGCCTATTCTCTAAACTCTGTTCTAGCAGTAACTTGTAACTATCGCTACTCTGTATCGGCCTACGTGTAGCTATGTTATCAGCTATTAAGTGGCCCCACCTACGAAACAACTGAAGCTCGTCCACTTCACAGTCTCTGGCCCATACGTTAATATCGTCTACTTCATAAGCGTATGAAGTAAATATGCTAGCAACTATAGGCTCATTGGTAATCCCTGTAACTGTCACTGTAGCGTCGTCTATATATACAGAAAAAGTGTCGGGAGATAACAGTAACAAGGAGTACTGTCCCTCAGGCACTACGCCTACAATATCAGCCGTAACTTGTGTTTCAGAATAGCTAACTGTTACGGTTGTAGCTACTAAGTCCTGCTCAGGGGTATTGCCTATAAGATCTGAGTTAACCTTAATAACTAATGGATAATCTACTAGCCGAGTTGTTGGCTCAGCAGAGTCAAAATAGTAAAGTGGATCTAGGTCATAAAAAACAATAAACCTTGTATACCTACTAAAAAAAGTAGGGTTACCACTAAGCTTAACTAGATCCGCTACCTCCCTAGACTCCTCGTGAAAAAGCTCGTAGGCAACACTACCTTCTAAGTAGTCTGCCTCTGGGCTGGGGTGTGCATATATTCTAGAGCAGCTTAGGGTTAGGTAGTCATACTCTAGTAAACCGTAAACATATACTGCCTGTGTAGAATCTGTATCCCCTGACCTGATCTGTAGCCGATCCTGACTTGACAGGGCTATAATGCTCCAGGGTTTTACTCTACTCAGGGGAGTATCTACTACTGATAATGCCGATACAGGCTCTAGGGTCTGTGCGTAAACGTCGCCTAGGTATTCTCCTATATAAGAATAAATATCCCTAAGTAAAGGCTTATCGCTAAAAGCGTCTGTCCAGAAACTAGGTAACGCTTTTAGTATGGCGGCCGGATTAAACATTAGGCTACCCCTATGTTAATATCTTCTGCAGCTATGTAGTAGTTAAGTACCCTGTTCGATATCTGCATAAGATTGATACCCCCGTCATACTCAATAGACCCCGGCACTAACTGAAGCGAATCGTCCTCAACACTAAGTGACTCCGAGGTATTAAACGGCACAAACCCCCCATCGGGTAGGTATAGAATATAGCTGAGGCCCCCGACAAACGTAAACGAGCTAGCTATACCCCCAAATTGCAGAGAAAGTGTCGCCATCAGAGTACTCACAGCCAGTGGGTCCTCGGAATCCCATAGATTTACAAGTTCAGTTATAACACGCTTAACTCTAGAGATATTTAAACTAGCTACATTTATACCTCGACCTAGGGTTATAGATAACCTGGGAATAATAACCTGTACAAGAGACGCTCCGATAACCTCGGTACTAGTAGCTAGGGAGCTGTACAGCTCGGACTCCGCTAAACCCTGAACTACGGGTAAATTACTATCGCTGTAACAGTCTACAAAGCTTAAGGGACCCTCGTCATCCGCGTAATTTATAGTAAACTTTCCTGACTCACTACTTCCGTTCAGTAAAACGCTATCCTCGTCGGTAAGGCTTAGTGATATCGTGTTGCTATCCAACGCCTGCCCATTCTCTATGGTACTGTGACTAACTACCGTTGTTCCGGCTGAGGAGTTAAATATCTTAGAATATCTAACGGTGCCAAAGTCGCTCACTATAGTGAGGTCTGTGCCTGATCTGACGGCTGCCCGGATACCTACCAGGGGCACCTCCCCTGCCTGAGTTCCTGCATTTATAAGAGATACTGGCGCTATCTGTAGTCTAGACGCTATAACAATATTAATCATTCCAAGAGAATGAAATCTAGAGCTACTTAAGGTACTAGGTATAACATCGCGCAGCATTTCAGGATCTGAAGCGCCCAGAGGTATAACCCTTATCAGATTAGGTATTCCCTCATTTAGTAGCACTGATCTGATACCGTTACGGGTAGTAAAATTCCTAGCTACCTGAGCGTACTCGATACGCCCAACTAGACTTTTAGTTGAGTACTCAGTGCTAGAAAGACCTATAAACGCAGTTGTATTAAATACAGAATCTAGGTCAATTAGCGGAGACGAACTCTCGAATACCCCTGCTGTTATAGTTACATCATCAGCTACACGTACAGATTCCATTAAGGTGGAGTATTCATAGAAAGTCTGACCTCCCACGACCACCGGGATGTAGCTAGCGCTACTCAGACTTATGTCATCAGTAGTGTCAAACAGCTTAACAACTATGAAATTATCTGAGCGACTTAAGGTTATATCCGCTGGTATCACCCGTGAGATGTCTGTAGTAAACCTAAAAGTCACCATACCACGCTTAGGCGGATTATCTATGGTAGACACTAAAAAGTTACTAGCTAAGTCTTCTAGTAACTGAAAAGAATCACCAGCATCGGAGTTCTGCAGGTCTGCTAGGTATAGTCTCTCTCGTACCTGATCTGCATCGGTCTTTATCGCTGCCGCTAAATAGCCAAGTGAGATTATTACTAGATCATTAAGTACTGAGCCTCTCTCTGCTGAGACCTCTGGGTACCTAGCCCTGAGGATAGCCCTAAGAGCCGACTCAACCTCTACCACGTCGCTAACTTTAATTTTTTGTGTATTAAACATAAGCTACACCTGAATGTCTAAGCTAGCAGCTACGCCCCCTGAGGTTGTAACGCCTATCGTTATCTTTAACTGAGTTGTAGATAATAATACGAGGTCAAGTAGCTCAATGCTAGCTAGCCGGGCAGTTACGGGTAAGCTACCTAGTGAGTCTAGTTTCTTGCACTGCGTCTCTACATCTAGCAAGATCATGATCACGTCTTCGTTTATAGTTTCTGGGTTGTACCCATACTCAGCCAAGTAGAGTAAATTACTACCGTAGGTAGAGTTAGCAGGCACACTTCCCTTTTTTGTGAGAATTGTTTTTAGTACCCGCTGCGCACAGTTGGCACTAGAGGAGTCTGCAACAGCCACTAGATTACTCTGAGAATCAGTGCCCAGAGATGACTGAGTAGCCGCATAAGAAATGTCCGGCTCCTGTATCTCCAGCGGCACTGGGAACAATGCTATATCTGACATCCTTAGTCCTCTACTTTAGACGCCGCAAAACTAGTAGACTCTTTGCTTTCAGCTAGTCTAGTATAAGCGGGCGCGTAATCTTTACCTGAAGGTCCCCTAAATCTATCTATATACTTATCTAGAGACCTAATAACCTTTACACATTGGTAGTAGTTTTTAAGCAGGGTGTAGCCCGACTCTTCAGGCTTATCA